AGAAGACTCTGGTATTAATCATCTTCATCACGCCCTGGCTTGTATTGCTATGCTCATTGATGGTTCCTCAGTGGGTAAATTAAACGATAATAGACCACCCAAAGGTGCAGCTAGCAAGATGCAAAAGAAATGGATTGATCGAGGTAAACCCGTAGTGACGGACGAGAGTGAAGGTGGATAAGTTTTATCATATTCGGAGGTTAATCGAAGAGGTATTGGTGGTCTGCAAGAATGACGATACTTGGGTTACCGTGGATCTTCTAGAGCCAGCCAAGAATGCTGCTACGGAGATTGGGATGACCTCAGAAGAAATAAAAGAATTGCTAGGAGAGTCTATTGAAGCTTAAGATTGGCAATCATCGAGTATTGGTCATATCGGATTTGCAAGAGCCCTTCGCCCACAAGGACGCTTTCGAATTCGTTAAGGCTGTACGTGATAAGTACAAGACGGATACTACTGTAAATATTGGAGATGAGGAAGACTTTCATGCTTTTAGTGGTAGGTTCCCTCACGATCCTGATGGTCATAGCCCTGGTAAAGAGCTGGAGCTGGCAATCGAGGCACTTGGAAAGTGGTACAAAGAGTTTCCCGACACCAAAGTCTGCATCTCCAACCATCTCGATAGGTACTACAAGAAGGCGTTCAATGCGGGACTCCCTAAACGGGCAATACTTAGCCCTCGAGCGCTCCTCGGGGCTCCAGAGACTTGGGAATGGAGGAAATATTGGGTCATCGATGGTGTTAAATACGAACACGGTGATAATCAGGGTGGCATCGACGCCGCAAGGCTATTGGCTATCTCGAACCGGCAGAGCACCGTTATTGGTCACCACCATGCACACGGAGGAGTCCGATATATTGCTAACGACGATGATGTCATCTTTGGGCTTAACACGGGATGCCTCGTTGACCGTCATGCATATGCTTTCGCTTATGGAGCGGGATCAAAGTTCAAGCCTACACTTGGATGTGGCGTTGTTCTTTACGGAGTACCCTACTTCGTACCCATGATTCTTTCTGGTAAGTATGAAAGGTGGATTGGAGAGATAATTTAACTATGAAATATATAGTCATTTGGGCATTATTTAATATTCATACTCAGACTTTGAGCAAGGTTCGAGTAGAGGAGCCTATGGAACAATTGTCTGCCGCAGAATGCTCTCAGGCTCTTGCAGATAAAGGGGCGCAGAAGCCAGATAAAGACGGTAATATCAAGCTCTACGAATGTATTGAAGTTCTTCAGTAAGATAAAAAATAAAGGGCTCCGAAAGGAGCCCTAATAGTTTGGAGAGTAAGAATGATACCTGAATTTAAAGCTTTTCCTAAGATTCCTCGTGTAAGTAAGGGCGTTGTTACCACAGAGAAGATTGACGGTACTAATGCTTGCGTACTGTGGATGAACGATACGTACAGTAAATTCCTGCTTGAGAATAATGATATCCCAAAGAGTCTGGTAGCAGCGTGAATATTCTACATGGTTTTTATGCACTCGGCAGTGTAGCTATCTTATTTGGAGTACTAATAGCTTTAGTTCTCCTTGGGGATTATTTAGGACAATATCATCCACAATTAGGATCTTTTCTAATCTGGCTTGTTATAGCTACTCTAGTTTTCCTAGTAGGAGCCTCTTTTACGTGAGAGTAGTAGTCTATGGAGGTAGGGACTATCCTAATAGAGAGAATGTATTTCGTTGGTTGGGAAATTTGTTTAATCCTGTTTATCCAAATGATGAAGAGGGGAGAGCAGGAACTTGGCTTCCGAGACCAGATCTACATCTTATAGTAGGTAGAGCACCTGGAGTAGATTCTTTTGCTGAAGATTGGGCAGTTGTCCATTGGGTCCCGTACACGCCCTACGAAGCAGACTGGCCTAAATACGGGAAATCTGCGGGATACATACGAAATAAGCAGATGCGAGATGAGGGTAAGCCGGACATAGGCGTGGCTTTTCCAGGAGGAAAAGGGACAGCTAATATGACTGCTCTTCTTAAAGAACGTAAAATACCTATTTTAGAAATATACGAATGAGAAAAATAATCAAGAATAGTGCTAAATGCACAGCCTGCGGAGTAGTAGTTTCATCTGTACACCGTCATGATTTCAACCCGCATTATTGCGATGTAGCATCTACGCCCGGCATGAAGTGGATAGGCGAGGGTGTAGATATGGAACTAGTACCTAGCGGAAAGACCACTTACCGCTTTGCCGTCGATGGCGGTACAGACTATTTACGTCGAGTAGGTACTGGATACGAGGACGTGTCTCAATATGGTGACTGATTTACGGCTAGTTATTAGTCCTAAAGGCCACATAGTTTTACAGGCTGAGTACTCAATGTGGGACGGGGAAGGGCATCAGTGGAGAAACGTACGAGTAGTCCACTATGAAGGGCTAAGTGATTACGACAAACGTGAAGTAGACGAATATGAAAAACCCGAAAGTCTACGTAATTTCTGATACGCACTTTGGCCATAGGAACATCATTAAGTTCGAACAAGAAAAAAGGCCATACTCTACGATTGAAGAGCATGACCTTGATTTACTACAGAGATGGAACTCTGTAGTACGTCCTATTGATACCGTATGGCACCTAGGGGATGTTTATTTTAGTGATGGATGGAGGATCTTACCTCAGTTAAATGGGAACAAGAAGCTAGTCCTAGGGAATCATGATGCTAAGAAAGAAGAAGTACTTATGAGGTACTTCTTTAGGATCTACGGAGTTGCGCAATTTGGAGACTGCATATTGTCTCACGTACCCGTACATCCGTATCAGTTAGCGACTAGGTATACCAAAAATATCCATGGACATATGCATAGTAAGAGAGTTCAAACTGACCATCCTATTAAAGATGAAATTGATGAAAGATATGTCTGCGTATCCGTAGAACAGACTGATCTAAAGCCTGTTCTACTTCAGCATGTCATCCATAATGGACTTTAAAAAATACTTACTGTATCTCCTGTGTTAAAGACATAGCTAAAATTGGCAACTAAATCCGCTTGTATAGAAGCTTTAGCCAATTCAAATACATCACATTTATCTTTATAGCCAGGAATATTACTTACAACTACACTTCCACTGACAGGATTAGAAGAATCGAGGCCAGCGTATCCTACTACAACGTAGTAGGTACCTGCAGGAGTTACTGAAGAATTGTAATTTATAGATTGGATAGAGCCAACAGCTAGTACAGTCATTAATTTAGTCCTTATGCACCAATGAAGCCGACATTTTTTAAGATAGTGAGAATTTCTGCTATAGTAGTCGAGCACTGAGCCAAAGTAGCAGGACCTCCTCCCGGGAAATTCGCAATGACACCAGCCCCTGTAGGTACACCAAAGCCGCTTACTAGAGCTGCTGGGGGCTGGTTCGAGATACCAAGAACCCCATTGGTTCGAATATCCCCCGTATTAGAATCAATAGTAGTAGTTTTAGTACGAGTACCAATAGTAATTGTATTACTACCGATGATGAAGTTACTGGTAGAAGTTCCAGATATCGTTATTGGAACTGCCCCCATCTCGCAATGGGAGTTCTGCATGGTGGTACAAGCAACCCCGGTACCCGATAGCTGCTTAATCTGAGTGATGAAAAAGCTATCCAGAACTACTAGAGCAGGAGCAAAGATGGCATTAGTGAGTGCAGGGAAATAGCAATCATCTATACGCCATTGGGAAGGCGTCCCTGCAACGTTAGAGAACGTAATACCATACAAATTCTGTGTGGTAAGATTCTCGGTCTCAACCCCGCTCAGGTGCACATGTCCCGTAGCACCATTAGTCATATCTACGTAGAAGATAGCCCTACCGCCAACTCCGGCGCCATTCTCTACGCTCACCCAAGGGCCAAAAATCTTAATATGTCCTGCTGCATCAAAATAGAACACATCGGCCGCAGCGTCTGAAGATGCCATTAGGAACTGTCCACCGAAATACTCGTGGTCTAGGCACGATTGGGCACCAGTCCGTATCGTAACGAAACTCGAAGTAAGTCCGAAGATATTATTGGCCGTTATAACTACTACTTTGCCTGCACCTGTGTAGGTATTGGCCCAGTAGTTGCCTACGTACAATCCATCCTCAGACCCATAATTGTACTGAATACATCTGCTAAACTTCCCTACTACTTTAGTGTTGATTATTCGAGGGAACTGAGAGTTACTCCCAGCTACGTTGGCACGAGCCTGGAAGAAACAGACCTGAGGGAAGGTCGTAGCATCCGTAGAAATGGTGCAATCATAGAAGGTGTACGCATCGCATCCTGTGAGATCGAAGCCATACCCCGTATGCTGAAAGATAATAGACGGACCCGGCGGATACCCGTCCTGAGACGTACTGCCCTCATCTCGGAATTTCAATCCGAACTGATTGGCACTTGATCCGAAAGTACAATTCAAAGTACTAGTGATCAAATACGGAGCAGTAGCACCCCATCGAATGACCCCTCCGCCCTGTTTGCAGACATCAATAGCATGCTGAAATGCTAGAGTCATATCTGTAGTTCTCGGGCTAGTATTCGTAGCGTACCTGTCCACGTACATAGCAGGATAGCTATAGTTGACAGGAGTAATACCTAGAGCCAACTCAGCAGCCGTCTGCGGATATAGCACCTGACCAATCTGAGCCTGCGTAGGTACTGATACCGGAATATACGGATCAACGTCCTCTAAGAGAGTACCCGTAGAACTGTATAGTTGATACCTGTACGTAGTAGCAGGATTCAAATAGATAGGTACCAATCTACCATCTGAAGCAGCCGTCGTAGCTCCCGTACCAGGAGTCTGGCTAAGAGGAGTCGTAAGACTTCCATCTGCGTAGACATTGGTAAGAGTAGTCGTACCCGTCAAATAGAACTGGTAGTAAGCTCCCGGCTGAATAAGCCCCACAGTAGAGAGAGGCTTAGCTCGTGCTTCGTAAAATAGTACGCCGGTCGGTGGTGCAGACATAGTAAGTCCTTAATTAAAGAGTAGAAGGGTCTACGCCGTAGAAGGTAGCGCCATTGGCAGAACGCATAGGCACCATCTTGTGGCTATTAGTAATAGGTCGATCTTCAGATAGACCCGTATCCGTCGAAGGAATTGGAGATTTCTGAGATGGGCTGCCTTCGGGACTTCCTGCTTGTCTAATCAATGCAGCCAAATCTTTGGCATCGGGGTCTTTGTTCCCCATCTTATCCAACTGAGTCAGAAGTACAGGAACCATTCCCTTAGGGGCTTTAGTGGCCTGAGCAAGCCAAGCAGTGGTCTTAGGGTTGGTTAAAACCCTAGACATAATCGGATTACCTGCTGCTATTCCTACAGCTCCTGTGGCTGCTCCCGCAGCTAGGAAGGGATGTCCTTCGGCAATGTGGGCAATAGTTCCACCACCGCTATGGGCTAGATAGGCCAGGGCTCCAAAGATTCCTACCTTCTGAAGTCCAGCATTTCCTTGCTCGACTCCCTTCACAAAGCCGGATTTAATGTAACCCTGCTTTTCCAGTAGAGTAAGAGTACTGCTCAGAGAATCGAGACTCTTCCTTAGCTGAGTCGGAGGACCTGCACCTGCACCTTCCCCGAATAGGACATTCTTAGCCTCAGGAGACATGTTTCTCCAGTTGTTCAGGTAGGTATTGGCATCAAAGGGTTTATCCATGGCTCCGCCTGCTTTGCCCATTCGAGATAGAACAGTTGCCTGGAAGAAGCTCTTACCTTCCTTGTCCAAAGCACCCATAATTGGAGCAATCTTGGAAGCACCATCTTTAGAGCCATTCATAGCGGCTCTGAATACTGACTCAGGACCACCTGCCTTTCTAATAGCTTTAACTAGGCCCCTCTGAGTATCTCCATTAGTCTTAGCTACGTTATTGAATAGCTCGAAGGCAGACTCAGCTTCAGGACCTTTGGCTTTAACTCCTTCCTTCAAATCCTCACTCAAAGCGCCATAGAGCTGCTTCAACTGTCCTTGGCGAGTATCGGACATTCCAGGCCGAATCTCTTTACCAATAGCGGACCGCAACTGCCTAAGACTGTCGAAAGTCCAAGGAGTTTCTTTATTTAGAACTGCCTGTGGACTTACTTCTCTCCCATTAGTTGAAGTAGGGGTTTGAATTTCTCCAGGTTCCGATCTCCCAGTTTTAGTGTCATAAGAAAATTCAATACCAGCACCTGTGTTTGCATTCGCTGGTTTTTCATCGAACCCACCTCTAGCCTTAGCTCTATTGGCCAATCCTCTAGCCGCATTCGCTGGCTGACCGCCCCGGTCTAGGATTGTGTAATTCCCATCCCTATCTATTTGAGCAATTACGTGTCCCGCAGGTGCACGAGCATCTACGGAATCTACTCCCGTAAGAGGCATAGTATTGCCATCAGGGTCTATTTGAACTCTTCGAAGTCCTGCTTCTTTTTCTTGGGCTACCCGATTGATGGCTTCCTGACTTGCTGAGCTTTCACCAGAAGCATTATTGGTTATCTCTTGGTCGCCTGTATTGAGATTCGTCTTAGTTCTAGGCGCTTTTATCGTATAGACTGGGTTTTTAGGGCTATCGCTAACTATACGGCCCCGTTCAGTGGTCTCAGCATTCGGGTTCTTTTCTACAGTCCATCCTCTGCGAACCAATTTCTCAAAATCCGAGGCTTCTTGAGGACTTACACTTATATCACTAATTAAATGGTTGCCTTGAGATGTAGCCGCATGGGCCATAGTCTCTAATCTATCGGTGCCTTCTTTTCCTGCATCATGATAAGTGACTTTAATATCTCCAGACCCGGACTCCACAGCATGGGTTTCTCCATTTGGAGAACTAGCCATGTGTGCGCCCTCTCCATCTGTACTGTATGAAGCAGGAGATTTCCTGTTTTCCGCAGCTACACCTTCTGCAGCTTTAGCTACTTGCTTAGTCTTTGAACTAGTCACCAGATCATCTACAGACTGAATACCTGTAGGGCTGGTGATTTTCTTTATGGTGTCTTCGAATCTAGGAGCAGAGAACGGAGTCTCCTTCGGAATATGCTCATGCATGGCATTAGCAGCTTCGTTGGTCTCATTCTTAAGAGTCTCAATTCGCTTAGTAGCACCTTCTTGAATAGCTTCTCCCGCTGCAGTAGGCGTAGCCTGCCTCTGCTGCATATCTGGGGCCAATTTCTTCGTAATATTGGACACAGACTCTTCAACTTGTTTATTCAATCCCGCCCCACGAGTCTCTGCTAAAGGACCCCCTCCAGGTATCTTTGCACCAAGTGATTCTGTGTTTCGTAAAGCCTTGTTTTCAGATGCTTGCCCGGCAGACAGTTTAATTCCAGCATTTTCGGCGTTGTTCAGGTTTTCCTGCATAGTAGCAGCCCCTTCGTTGCCACCACGAACCAAAGCTCGGGTAGCACCTGCCAAAGCTGAAGGAGCAAATGGGGATAATCCCGCTGCGAACTGAGCTACAGGACCTCCCCCCATTTCGGCTGCTGTCTGAGAAGCAGCGCCAGAGGCAGTTACAGGCGCTATAGATTCAAGAGCTGCTTCGGGGCCTGCCAGCAATGCAGATGGAGCTGCCTCAATACCTTTACCTACTATACGCTCGATAGCCCCCTGATTTTTAGGCCGCAGGGACGGAAGATGCTTTTCGAGTCTATCTGCCAGTTTCTCAGCTACCATGTGCTCCATGGGATGAGGCTCATCCTCCACTCCTTCAGGATGAAAAGCTGTATCCCAGATTTCCCCGGGAATAGCGGCAATGTCGCCAATACCTTCAATGATATTACGAGGAAGCTGTTTAGCTATATTTGAACCTATTTGGCCAAGTTCTTGGGTAACAGGCGCAGACTCGGTAGGTTTAGAGGTAGCTCCAAGACTATCCGAGCCACTCCAGTCTGTGCCACCCTCATGTCCGAGGTCGGATAGAAGACTGTTTACAGCTTGAGCTGGTTCAGTTTTAGTGGCAGAAGTATCTCCACCGATATCGTCAAGTAGTGCCATTACGCGGTTTTCCAACAATATGACCGAGAAAAATCACAAGAATATTCGGCGTTCAAAGCCCCAGAATCCATTACTTTGCGAGTAGTGGGAGGCGATACGCCTGTACTGGCGATAAATAGAATAGCGAGTAAGAAAGCTTTCATTATTTAATGGTAGCTCCAGACGAGGTCAATTTATCTTGTAGTATGGCCAAAGGGATACCTAATTTAGCAGCAGCAGAACTTACTTCGGTTGCAGAGTAAGATTTACCGTTCACCTTTGAGAAATCTGGCATTCCCTTTGGATGCAGAATACTAAGAGTACTGTCTACGAGATCTTGCTTAGGGAACTTCTCCCGGTAGTCTGTGTCGAAATTAGCTACCGATTTTCCGGCCTGAAGCAAATGACTGGCTACCTTGGATTTCTCCATAGTGTACTTGGCATCAGATGCCTGCCACTGAAGCATTTGCTGGATGGCAGATTTAGTAAGATTAGGATTAGCTGCAAGCTTTTCCATGATAAGTCTGGACTCGTATGCACCTAAACGTACCTGAGCCCCCTCACTGTGAAACTGCTGCAGAAGGTCATTCATCTCTGAAGCATTCAATACTTTACTGAGAATCTGATACGCACCTGCTTGGCCAGAAGGAGTTCCTGTCCAGTTCTCTAGGACCGTACGGAGCTGAGCATATTCATGTGAACCTGGACCTAACGTAAGGCCGGGAGTAGCCAGAAGAGTATTAATCCTTTTAATCTGAGCCACGCTGTCCTGCGCACGGGAAAACTCTGTATTCGTATTCTTAGCCAAATCCTCTGCCTGTTTTCTATAGATGTCCCTCTGTTTCTGATCATCCGAGTTAAGTTTCTGATTGCTCTTGATCTGAGGGAAAGCAGACGGCTGCTGTTTCACGAAATCCGACTGTTCAGCACTAAGGCCAGGAATAGGAGGACCTCCCTGAGAGCTGGGAGTGTTCCTTGCTTGCTCGGGAGTCATGTGCTTGACAGGACCTGCACCTGACGCATTGGCGGGAGCTTGGGCGGGAGTTCCCGCTTGAGCAGAGCCCCCAGAAGAACCACTAGGCGGCGGTACAGAGAATTTAATAGATTTGTTATTGGTAAGATCGCCATAGCTTTTGATGCCGAGATCTTTAGGTTTAACAGTAGTATCTCTATTATCGATTGTCACTGTCTGCGGAGTATTGCTCCACTTGCCAATATCTATCTGTTCACCGACAGTAGGTCCAGCCTTCGGGGCAAATACGGGAAATTTAGTATCCTTATCCCGAATCTCATCTCCTATGACTTCAGTCCCTCTTCCCGTGTATTGATGAGAATACTTGGCAGCAGCTTGAATGGCCGTTCTAGCCATAGCGTCTTTCTCTTCAGGAGATTTATCCTGCATAGAAGCTATAGCTTTACCTACGTTGTTCAAGTATGAGCCGGGGTGAGTAGTGGTTAAAAGAGTCTGTAAACCAGCACCAGAACCGGATAGAGCTGAAGCAGTTTGGAAGATATCGTTTGCTTCGTTCTGGTTCTTGGAAGTCTGGGCAGCTACGAGGGTTTTCCTCATCTCTTCTGCCCTGGCTGCTTCTGCCGGGTTCACCCAAGCTGTGGCATTAATATATTGCTGTATGCCAGGAGGTCCCATAGGATTAACGTACATCTTCTTGTTGAGAGAAGATGCCACTCCAGTTTCACTGGGATCGCCAGCAGGAGTTTCCCCTGATTGCTCGTCTTGCCCATTAGGAAGATTCTTCAGAGACTCCATAGCTTGACGGATCATCTGGACTTCGAATGCAGCTTTCTGGGTCTGCATTTGAGTAAGACCTGTCTGCGCCCCGACTAAACCAGTCTGAGCCCCTGTCAATTTTGTATTAGCCTGAGTATTTTCTATGTTGGCTTGATTCCGAGGAAAAGCCGTCATTAGATTGCCAAATTCAGGTATAGATTGTGCTGAAATATCTGCCATAGTGTATCTCTAGTATTTAGTGCCCGAGCGGCTGTTAGGTCTTGCTACTGCTGCTCCAGTGCCTGAAGTTGTTGGGAAGCTAATACCGTATTTATCGAGGATCGCTTGGGCCTCAGGTCCATTAACTTTATCCTGCCCAACCATACCCAGAAGCTGGCTAACTGCATTCCAGTAATTGCCTACTTGCTGAGGAGATGCATTAGGTCCAGGTTTCCCTTGCTGTAGACTAGTTTCTATTCCTGCCCAGTAACTCTTATGAAGATCTACGGGATTTCTACGATTCCCATAGAGTGCGGCCGCTAATGGAAGGGCTACTGCCAAAGTTCCACCAGCAACAGGCCCTAATGTAGCTCCTGCGGCAGCGCCTCCTCCAGCACTTCCTCCTGCAGCAGCACCTGCCCCTGCTCCGGCACCAGCACCGGCCCCTGCAGCTCCCGCGTCTATTGCTGCCTGAACACTGGGTAGAACCGCAACATCAGCTCCGGTGCCTATAGAGGCTAAGGCCGGGGCGCCTCCTGCCAATACACTGGCCCCTCCTGCAGCACTTCCTACTCCGCTACTCCCAGCGGCTTGCCCGCCAGCGCTAGAAAAATCCCCACCTAGATCGGTCAGTCCACTAAAATCTGTACTACCTAAGTACGCATCATCCGCTGCGTACATGGACGATACGTCTCCAGCCGACATTCCTCCGCCAAATAGCGATTGATAGCCGTTGTAGAGATTCTTTCCAGTCTTATAGTCGTTGAGTAAATTCGAGACTATTCCAGATTGATTGGCCGCACCGCCAGCACGAGCATTACCTTGGTTCTGCTGCAACTGACTGATATTCGAGCCAATACCGTATATATTGTTCCCCAGACTTGAATTACCTTGAGCACCCAGTCCGGCAGCTTGCATTAGCTGACTGATATAATTATTGTAATTTTGAGAGGCATACCCAGTATTGTACTGAGACAGCATAGCCAGCGTATTTGGAGTATAGAGACTCCCATTAGCGGCTGCAGTTCTCTGTATTGCCTGGTTGCCTTGGTCTTGGGCAAACTTAAATCCGGGAGAATTATTGAAAGCCGAATAGTCAGGAGTTCCTGTTAAGCCAAGTTGCTTAGCAAGAGATGCGTCTGCTCCGGTACCCAATGCTCTCTGAGTTCCATAAATATCAGTAAGCTGCCCCTGCAGTCCTGTCTGAGTATTTATGGCATTCTGTTCTGCTTGGGTTAGGGCATTGGTTGCATTTTTATTGCCAAAGTAGTTATTAGCTAGATTTGCTCCAGCTCCTATAACTTGTGCCCAACCGTCCCAACCTGATTGACTATCAGCCATAATTAATTACCCTTTGACCTGTTGATAGACGTGCATACCGCCCAATCCGAGCATTCCGCCCGTTAAAGTGAACAGTTCATTGCCATCTAATAGCGGTATGTGGGCTCCAAAAGAATTTGCCCAGGGGACCAGTACGAAGTTGTTAAAATATGCTAGCACGCACACCCAACCTAGGCCCCCGCGCCAATGCTGCAGAGGATCACTAGATGCTGCCTCTGCCTTATCGATATCTGTCTGAGCTTGGATCTGGGAAAGCACAGCAGCGAGCTGTGCTTTCTCAAGTTCCGTCTTATCAGGCCAAATTTTGTCGGCTAAGCCTTTTAGGGCAGTGAGTCCTGCACCAATTCCTGTGATATCTAAACCCATATTTCACCTATAACCAAGAGAATAGCCGACAGATTAAATTACACCACCGACAAGTTCGTAGGCGCCATCGGCACCGCGAGAACGGGAAACGTCACCGGCGACGTAAAGTCGCTCGTATTTCCCTCCTTATTTGTGATAGCAATTGCTACCGTGTGATTTCCAGATTTGAGCGTAGACCACGCAGCGAGCGTACTAAGATCAAAACTGTTAATCTCACTAGATGCGGGAACATCTACAGCAGGACTGCCATCCAAAGAGATCTCTACTGCCGCAAAATCCGTTGGGTCGAAGGCCGTGCCATCGGTATTAGCAGTAGGATTAGTCCAATTAATCGTGTGTACTTGAGTCGTCATAGTTTTTCCTGGGCCGGGTATTGGCCAGTCAGTAGGTAGCCGGCTATTCGCTCTGATCGAGTTTTTCCGACTTGTTTAGCCCAGAGGCTCTTTAAGAGATCGTCGTGGGCTGCCTGCCAGTCTTTATTCCCTATATCAAGCCTGGTCTTGTAAAACTTTATCCATCTACCAGCCATATTAAATTCGAGTTCTATGACTGCATTCTTTCTGCAAGGAGTATCCAAGCTTGGCCACTCTACAAGGTGCATGCACCTCGCTTGCGCTTGTTCCAGATCTTCCTCAAGATAGCTATCTGCCTGTTCCTGAGTAATTGTATGATCGGCCCAACTAATAGTCTGATTCGGAAGAAGATGTCCATACCCTATCGTCCAGTACCCGAGAGAGTCTTTGTATGCTTTTAAACGATCTCCCTCGGCTTGCTTAATATCTTTTACTAGTCTGGCGTCCACAGACTAGCCCTTTCGCTTAAACTTGTAGTAGATTGTCACCAATCCTGCTACTATAGCTACTATATACGACAGAGCCGCAAGAGCCGGTTCTGCTTCCACCAATAGTTCCATAAGTTTTCCAAACCCCAAAGCAATAGCAGTCAGAGCCAAGGACAGATCGGAAGTAAGAGGAGTGTGACTCATATCTCTACTCCGCATTTTCCAGCGGTAGAGCAGCATGCTTAGCTATCTCTACTTGAGCTAGTCTATTTATCTCGTTCTGGACGTATTGGTGTGCTTCGCACCAAGCGTAGGCTTCACTTCCTGTAGCCGGAGAACGTTCTAAGAATTTCAAGATGTTACCTAAGATTTGAATATTCATGCTTCCTCACCATGCAGGGATTGATCTGACTGTACCGTTATCATTGATCTTTATCCATTTCGTAGGATTTCCGGCTGCCGGGGCATTCGTGAGAGTCCCAGTAGCTGCACCGGAATTATTAGTCAGAGCCGCTAACGTGAATAGAAGAGTTCCGTTAGGAGCTACGAAAGTTTCACCGTCTCCGCGAACTTTGAAATAATCTGTGGTATTAGCTGCGTTAACTATTCGAATCGAGTAGTCAGTAGAAGAAGTACCAGCCTGAACTCGATGACCAAAGGATTGGTTGGCAGTATTAGGGGCTACCAGAGTAGCTGTATCGTTATTGGCAAGACCAGTTACCGCAAAGGCAGTACCACTACTTGGGGCCGGAATAACTACATTTCCAGTAGCATTCCATTTAAGTACCGCAGTACCTAAAGTAGTATTGGTTGTACCTGTAGCTAAAGACCAGTTATTGCTGGAATCATTCTGGATGAATCCAAAATTTGATCCGGAAGAATTGAGTACAAAAGACGGAATTCCATTACGTACCGAGAATACTCCTCCGGAGGTAAGAATTACCATTTGCTCCGTGAGAGTAGGACCTCCGCCAGTAGAAGCCCAGATTTCTAATTGTCCGCCAGACTCTTGTATGTAATGGCCTGTGGTATTAGTAGTATCATTCAGGAATATATTAGGACCTTGAGCGGCTTGGTTAATAGTACTTCCTGCTCGGGTGACCTTAATATCCGCACCTCCCGTACTTCCGGGAAGTCCAGATGCCACTATCATGGCTATGCCTGAGTTATTACCAGTAACTGTGAGGCTGCTTCCGCTGCTCGGAGCTGTAGTAGTAATAGCCTGAGTATTGGCTATGGTAATCGCATTGGTCGTAGCATTGTCCGTTATGCCGCGAGAAGTGAAAGCTGCTCCGGTAACGGTTAGGCCCAGATTAGCAGTGACCAAAGCACTGAATGTATGAGCACCAGTCCAAGTAGGAGTAATGGATTGACTTAGAGCAGGGGCTCCGTCCGATCTCATGAACGTAGTAGCTACGCCATTGACCGCAGAAAGTCCTACTGATGCCGTAGGATTAGCTCCACTGGATACAGGAGGTACAGCCCAAGTAGCATCAGCTCTAAGGAAGTTGGTAGTACCGCCCCCGCTGGCAGGAGCTGCGCCCGATAAAGTAGAAGTAAATACGTTTACTAGAGCAGTGAGCTGGGCCTGAGTGAGAGCTACGGCTGCAGCCGATACACCACTTACATTTCCCAGGACCGTATTGTTCGGAATAGCCGCAGATCCGGAAGGAATATTCCAAGTACCGTCTGCTCTTAGGAAGTTTACAGTTCCTCCGCCACTAGCGGGGACTGCGCCGGATAGAGTCGAAGTGAATAGGTTGACTATAGCAGTTAATTGAGCCTGAGAAATAGCCGTAGGTACTGCCGTCACTCCACTCACATTGCCCATTACCGTATTATTGGCAATTGGACTGGGGGATATGGTTACTCCCGTGCTACCCGTTCCGGTAGTACTATTTCCACTAACATTGCCGGAAATAGTGATACCTGTACCTGTGGCATTTCTAATATCCGCATTCACCAAGAAATTATTGATGAATAGCCGGAACCACTGCCTATCCCATTTTTCAGGGATATTAGTGACAGCAGGGGCCGATATGCCTTGTTTTACAGGTAGAATAGGCATCTTACCATTTACACATTTCTACATCTGTCGTTATATTGACAGTGAAAGTAGGAGTAGGATCGCTAGTAGAGAATTTGTATACTCTATTTCTAGTCTGGCCTAGATTGAACCAGATAACTCGAACGAAGAAACTTCCCGTAGATCCTAAATTCCTTAGAGGAAAGCCTCGGAAGGTATTACCAGAATCATCAGATACGTACAGAGAAAGCACAGCACCCGTGAATCCGCCTTCTCCAGTAGAAATTACTAGTTCTAGGCGACGGTTGACTATTCGATTGTGTTCACTGTAGATAGGTTGAGTGGTGAAGCTAGCTACCAGAGTATTTCCGAATTCTGTGAATACGGAAGTATCCAAGTACCCAATCTTTCCGCTCTGACTATCTCCTACAAACTGCTTTCCGTAGGCGTTAACGTAAGACAATGCTCTCCAATACCCTAGATTATACGATTCAATCTCAAACCATTCCGAGGTAAGACAATCGTAGGCTATAGTTCGAAAGGCCGCCGGCATGACAAATACCCAAACAGGATGTCCTGCAACATTCGGAGTGAGAGCGTAGGAGCCTTGAAGGTTGGCATGCTCCAATATAGCCTCAATGCCACTATTGGATATTCTCTGAGGAGTTTGTCCGTTCTTACGTCGTACTGTTTTGTCGTTAGCTACCCAGATTAAGGTTTGATCCTGAGTTGCTACGGAATAGCCGGCTTGAGGATGACACCCCATTTCCATAAAGGTCTGAGGGGCGGTAGAAAAAGGAGTTCCTACTGGATTGCCTACGTTTATGTATCCCTCAGAAGTCAAAGTACCAAAATTGGTTATTTCCCTATGCTCAACCCCTATACCTACGAATAGATCTGTGCCGAATTCTCGGGGAAAAGAAGCATTAGTCGTAAAGGTAATCTGATTTTGACCCGAAATTACCTGTCCGTCATCGTTGTAGAACAATCGGCCATTCGAGGCTAGGAAAACTATGTAGCTATCTAGAAATTTACAATCAATAGCCCCGTACGTAGTAAACAGAGAACCTGCAAGGGGTAAAAAAGCAGCTTGACCAGATGCATTGGGGCAATACGTCCAAGCATACGTAGTATTAGGGACCAGAATTACCAGACAGGCGGTATTATCCGTCATTCTGACGAAAGTAGAGCCTACTATACCTGTGCCCAATTGTGTGAGAGTTCCTACTGAATCTACTTTGTATAAAGTAGGACCAATTACGGCGTACAGAACTCCTTGCATTGTCCACAACCCACGAACAGGATCATTAGTCCCATTGGTTGCAAATTGGGTGATACCAGCCCATCTACGTAAATAAGCCGGAACAGACTCCTGAGAGGGATTTCCCGACTTTAACTCTGCCAATACCGAATCCTGCGGAGAGGGCTCGCTCATGACATTCACTAGTCGTTTGCAAGATGCCGTAGGGTCTGCAGCTACGTAAGAACCTACCGGCAATGGTATGGACATCGTCATATTAAATTAGATCCAATTTGGGCCGCCCCACGGTCCGCCTTGAGGACGGGGGAACTCACTGAAATCAGCCTCGCTATACTGCAGTGAGCGCTTTACCAATTGAGTTTTAGCAGTCTGAATATCGTCCAGAAGTGCTGGATTCTGAATTATAATTCCGTAATGACTTGCCAACTGTCTAGCAAGCAACAGCTTCACTCCGTGGACATCTTGGTCTCTCAGAGGCGCCGTAGCAGAAAGGCTCGTCTGCTTGAACCATCCAAGTCGTAGGCCATCTGCTGCTTCGTTAAGCAAATAGTCATTGAGTACCGTAAGCCCAACCTGCCCCTGCTCGTTGCTGGGGCTCGAGTTTTCATCGATAACCCCTATTTTCTGGTATGAAAAAGTAATAATTTCTAGATTAGTTGCCATACGCCGCTATTAGCTCCGGGTTTTCAGCAATCTTTTGATTCTTTTCCCAGGCTTCTGGGGTATTCTGTCCCTCAAATCCAGCCTTAGCTTCTTCCTTGAGGGTTTCTGATAGATTTCCACCCCAAGCTTTGCGGCCCCAGTGCTTGAAATTCAAATCTGTTTCTACGTAGATCTTAAATCCTGCAGCACGAATGCGCTCACAGGCAATATAGTCTTCCCCTACTTTATGCTTACCGTAAGGACGAAGATCAAAAAACCAAGGAGATAGTCTAGAAGTCCCGTCATGATCAATTTCGTACCACTCACAATCTTTGACGCATTTTTCAATGACATGGCGCTTCATGCACATGAATCCGCCAGGCACTCTTTCCGCCAATTGCAACCCTTTGACAACGGGGCCTAGAGCAGTGTACGGATAGATTGGGTTATTCTCATTCTTAGTGGTGTATATTCCACAAACTACATCCAAATTTCTATTGACCAATTTGGCTATTGAGTCAGGAGTAAATCCTAGATCATCATCAATCCAGAATAAATGCGTGTAAGGTTTACTGAGGAACTCTGCCACCAACCAATTTCGAGCATATTCGACGAGACTGAACCCTGCGGCTGTGCGGGGCTCAAGCCATATATTTTGTAGTGCACAATGGGCTCCTGCGAGACAGAGGGCTGAAGAATACTCCACGCAGACCGTTCCGGTATAGCTAGGGGTAGCAAGCATCACATAAGCTTTTGGCTTGGCCATATATTCTCTTAGTAGGGGCGGGATTTCTCTCTATCCCGCGAAGTCACGGTCCCCGAGATGAGGTTCCTAAAGTCTAGGTTCCGTTACCTAGGCCAGTCTTGAGAAGGGAGACTGGCAAGACCCTAGATACGTTTAGCTAATGCTTTATTCAATAGTTCTGTAGGATTTTCAGGTTCTGTAGAATTACTCCCGCCGGGCTGCCGAAGCATATACCTGTGAAAATTACCGGGATATATGGCGGGCTTACCTTCTGAGGCAGCACCGGGACCAGAGTTGTGGGCGACATCAATATCCGGTACAAGCCAGATCTCTCCTCCAATATCGGTCCAGTTTCTACTGAAAGCATAATCTTCTCCCCACCAAATCCTTTTATGTGCCCCGTGATTGAACAGATCTACGCTGGGATTACTGTGCTCTCCGAAGCAAAGTTCTGGATAGGATTCCATGAAAAAATTAACGGCTCCCCGAGTAACTTTTAGGAAGCCCCCAGGAATAGCCGTTGCTTTAATTGCTCCGTCTGATTCCCGTACAAAAGGACGGCCAAAGGGACCAGGAGCAAGGTTCCCCATGTATTCTTCTTCCTCTTTCTTGAAACGGTAAGTTCCAGCAACTACTTCCCCTTCGGTCTCAATGACTTTCAGTAAGTCTCCAGGAGACCAACTGAGATCTGAATCAAGAAAGAAGGCAACCGTAGCTTTAGCATCGAGCGCTTTTCTGAGCATAGAGGCCCGAGCAGCACTGATATACGGATTACCTATTTCGCTAACTATGCCATGCTCCCATCCTGCCTTCTCCAGAAGGGGAACTTCGTCTTTAATCGACTCCAGAGTCGCCGGATGAGGCTTGAAGGGAAAGGTCGGTAGACAGATTACCACTTTCTTTTTCTCGGTCACTCTTCACTCCAAAACCATATAAATTGTAAGCGTAGGGGCCAGACAGCCTCTCTACAACAACATTAGAAAAACCAGCATCTTCGAGGGCTTGCCTCAAAGTAGCTTGAACAAATCCGCCCTTATGGGCCATAGCAGGAGAATTCTTGAGCCATTTCTCCCATCCGTAGTACATATCAAAACCAGTTACTGGTCCGGATGCAGCTACATATAAAACTTCTTTAGTAGGTTGAACTCCTTCAAGGTCGGGTACAAAAAGAATTACTGATCCACCTGGCTTAAGAACTCGTAGCCACCCTTCTAGGCAAGGCTTTACTTCATGAGGCCAAAGATGCTCCAGAGCATGAGAGGAAAATACAGCATCAAAAGGACCTATATTTTCCGGCAATTCAGCCATATTGGCTAAAATGTCTGGCTCTGTTTCAGGATCAATATCTACTTTAATTTCTTTACAGTGCTGCATGTAGAACGGTAGCGGAGACCCGCCAGCACCACAGTGCAATACTAATTTTTGCATATTTTAAGATTGCCGGGGCAATGACGCCCCGGCTTTCCTTTTTGTTTCTCTTAGCCGTGGAACGGATATACCGTCCCTTGGGCGTTAGCTGATCGACCAGAGGCCATAAGCCGCAAGAGTGTTCATCACTTCCTGCAAACTCGTGACTACCTGATTGAAAGCAGCCGTGCTGACACTGATCGTGCCAGTAGCGGTAGAGAGATTTGACGTACGCTGGACCGAAGTCGAAGCGCGCTGTGCAACGGGCGTAGTCCCGTAGAACACAATCTTGGAGTTGGCTGGAATTGAAACACCATCCGAACTCCCGTCACCAAGCTGATTAACTGCCATTGTAGTATTCCTCTAATTAGGCCGGGAGCTGGATCAAGCGAACCGCGAGTTCGGGGTACGCAAGAACTTCACCGGAAATGGTGTCGATACGAGCCGGGAGAAGGTCGTTATTCGGGTCCCACTGCTGGGCAAACCGGATATTGTAGCCTTCAAACGATTCCTGGGCCGTGAACTTCACCAACTGAGACAGGTCCAGCATCGGAGGATTCGCGAACACGATCGCATCTCGATACCAAGCCAGAGACTGTTTAACGGTAGCACCGGAGATATTCGCCACAGCGGCACCCATAACCGTGATAACCGCAGCCGCTGCCGGCTGAGCACTCACGTTCTGGTACGCACCACCGTAGATAATTCCGGGGCTGATGCTGACGGTGATTCCGCCCGAGGTATCGGAAACAGTCGAGTTGACCACGAACTGCTTAAGACGACCGAGCGAAGTTTTCGATTCCGGATCAACGTCGTTGACACCCGAGATCGTGATGACATCACCAGCAGTCAAAGTCGTAGCACCCGAGTTCCAGCCCGAGGTCACCAGAGCGGTAGAGCTGATAAAGGCATTGCCCGTACCCGCATTACCCTGGCCAGCGCCCGAGACCGTAGGAGTCGAAGAAGCCACAACACCGACCGTATGCGCCGGAAGCTTGGTATTACGGAAAGCCACGAAGCCCGCGACCTTGTCCGCAATCACACCTTCCAACCACTGGTCAGAGATGCTCGCCTCAGGATTGAACAGACCCTTGTTGTCAAGGATAAACTCATAAGCCGCCTGAGGGTTAGCAGTCAAAGTCCGACGATCATCTTCCGGAGCCAGAGCTTCCGTGAGGAAACGCTCAGCCTGGAGGACGGTCTGGAAACTGACCGGAGTGTTGTACGCACCTACGAACTTCGGAACCGAGTTCACGAGGTTTGCAACGTCAACCTCAAGCAAAGCAGCAACCTTAGCCATTGCTGGCTCCAGAACCTGCTCTTCGAAGTTGTTCAACTGCATCGCCCGCTCAACGGACGTGAAGTTGATGTCCACACCGCGCTGATTGGTAACGTTCAGAGTCGCATATCGCTGAACCGAATTCTCAGCAGACATGGTAGCGCCGGTACGACCGACGTACTGGAAGGGCAGCCGGATACTGAGCTGCTGACCGAGGATAACCCCATTAATGGGACCCGGCAGAAGACTCTGGTAGTCACGGTTAGTCCGCCCCGTCATATTGGCCTTAGCGTGCAGGAGGACGAGAGCCTTCCGTGCAACCCATTGGGCCGTAAGGAGTGAATTAGCCATATTTAATTAACCTTAAAATTTTCCTTTAACGCATCGCATTGCGCATCTTTATTCGCGCCTGCTTCTCTGCGATCTTCCGATTCCTCTCAGTTGCTACCCATTCATCCATAGTCATGATGCTCTCAGGTTTACTGACAACACCCGAACTCGACGATACGGGCTTCGGAGGAGGCGGAGCCTTTGTCACTTTAGCCGGAGCTTTTGTGACTTTTGACGGTTCTTTTTGCGCATTAACAGCATCGGCCTTAGCGCGTACGAGTTGTTCCTCAAGCCGTCCAATTGCAGCAGACTGGGAAGCTGCGTCCATCCTGGCAATCCTCACAGCCAAGTCCGGATTTTTACCGAGATGGTAAATAATGTCCGGGCCATTGTCTGATCGAACTACTACCCTGGCGGCATCTGGTGCCAATTGGGGAAGTGCAGGATTTGAAATAACTACGTCAAAATCGGGAGCCGTTTTACGGAACTCCGCTGTACGATTTTCGAATGCTTGGCGAGTAGCTACTTCGCTTTGGCGACTCTCAATCTGCTTTACAGCCGATTCGACTCGTTTTTCGACTTGCTTCTGAATCCATTCAGTCTGCATTTTGGTAAGCTTGACTGGATCGTACTCAGCACTCTCAAGCGTAGGAGCAGTATCATCTACAACTGTGTCCTGATGGGCGGGTTGCGATTCCGCCACCGGCTTAGCCGGAGCCTTACGCATCTCATCGACCTGAGTTAAGAGATATTCTCCATACTTTCGAAGTGCATTACGTTCTGCAACCAATTCTTCGATACGCTCCTGAGCCCTACTGCGAGGCTTGCCGTCTGCAAGATCCTCTGGATCGGGGTCTTTTTCGCCTTCAGGAGTGGCGTCTGCGGCAGCTACCGACTCTGCCTGGTTTTCGGTAGTAGAACCGTCGTCGCCCTGTGCGGCGGGCTCCGTAACATCCTCAGGTGACGGGTCTGGGGAGGCTTCCGCTTTAGCCTGCGGATCGGCTTCAGGATTCAATACATCCTTGGTATCTCGGGGACTCCAAGGATCATGGTTAGGGTCCATAACTGGAGTTTGGGTTTCATAAGTCTTCAAATCATCTCGGCTAAATGCCATACTAGTCTCCTATACATAGTTTTACGAACTAAGAAACGGTGGTTATTTGGCTGGTTTAGCCTTCTTTGGTTTAGCCGCTGCTACTGCTTTGGCTTGGGCTATTTTAACTTGTCCAAGTTCATGGGCATGCTTCTTGGCTTGCTCATGTTTCTCGTGGGTACGTCGCATCTCAGCCTCATGAGCATGCTGTTTCCGAGTTTCCTCGGCTACATGGGCATGATGACCATGAATCAAATCTTGCTGATGCTGCTGGGTCTGCTGAGCAAGGTCCTGGAGACCTTGGACGGATTTTTGTTGGTTGTCCAATTCATCCGCATCGGCTTCTGCTTGAGCGGCTGCTTGAGTACTACCCAATTCAGCCCCCATTTTCAGATTAGACAGATGCTTTCCAGCAACCTCGTAGGTCATCTTATTAGTGATGAGAGGAATCATCTCAGCCTTATGCTGCTGGATTACCGCTGAAGCGGCATCTCTCTGCGCCAGAGCCGTTTCCCTTTGGAGCTGTGCTTGCATCAACTGCTCTTGGGGATTTGGTTTCGGAGGAGGCATATTCTTTGCTTCCTCGTCTGTAGGCTTAATGATGCCCTGCTGAATCAACGGAATTCTAAGACGACGAGTAAGCTCATCGGCATCCGGCAGATCAATATTTTTAGCCAGAAGATCGGGCGCAATCTGAGCAATCATTGGAATTGCATCTGCTGCATCGATCATCGTAGCCAAAGCTTCTTGTCGGGCTGTCTGGTAATTCGGACCTATCGTAACCTTACAGCTATAGGCACCTTTCTTGAGATCATGAAGAATGTCGCCACTTTCAGGATCTTCCTGGTTAATGGCTACCATCTTCTCAATCTCATCGTTGCCTACGATGCGGACGATACGCTCAGAATCATAGATAGTAGGAATTATATCGAGACCTATTTCCCAAGTTAATTGGAGAGCGTCCCCGTATCCGTCTATGAACTCGAAACTGCCAAGATCGGATCTACGGGTATGCTGAATTAGAGCTTTGCCCGATACTCGATTCATATCTTCAGCATTGCCGATAGCAGGATCAAAATAGCCGGTAGTGGCTTGAATGTCCTGAGCTGCTTGCTGAGCCAGCGCCAGAGAGCCCTGAGGCATATCTATGGGGGCATTGCGGATAGGTAGAGCTTCTGGGGCATTCTTATCTACGTTGTACGGCAAGTACGGACGAGAGGCAGTATTGCTCTGAGCCCATTCCTGCTCGTACCCCTTTATCATGTTCTCAGTAACAAGATACGGGGCTTTTGGAATGAGAGCTGACCGCTCGATCATATCGCAAACACGACTATTGTACGTGCGCTGAGCATCCTTGGCATGCCGGATCAAGCTTTGGAGTTTCTTACGTCCCTCAATATTGATGTATCGGCCTGGGACTCGTACAACTGGGATTCGCTTCCAGTCATAAAAGATAGGACCTTCTAGGACCTGGCTGCCATCGCATTTGCACCACATTACTCGCCATTTAAGGACTTTACGAGTACGTACTATGCGCTTAACTTGATCTGGGCCTAGACCTTGGGCCTGGTACTCCTCATCAGCCTTCTTAATCTCTGGCGTGAGATCTTCAATAGATCCATCTGAGAAAAGAACGATTTCCTTTTCGAAAGGAACTCGCTCCATGTACTCTACGACTCGGACTTCTTTGTCAGTAAACCAGCCGTAGGAATCCCGTGAAATCTGAAAACTAATCTCGGACTCGGAGTTCGGGAATAGAGATCTATACTTCTCTTTGGATAGACGCTCGCCGATAAGGCACCACATAGCATCGCCAGCACATGCATCAGAGCACTCCGGGTCCCAGATAACGGTCTGGGGATTTGGGATATCTTTTATTCGAAGGACTTGATCGAAAGAATCTTCGGAGGCATACTCAGGCATCAGCCTCCAAGCACCAAACCCTCCTGCAACTGCAAATTTGTACTGATTCTTGTAGATAGGATCAGCTCGGGATTCGTCCTCAATAGATCGCATAAGTCCAGCAAGGACTTCAGCAGTGGCTTCATTTGCGGCGCCATTTGTAGGACGCACCTTTCCAGCAGGTCGCGTTTGGCGCATATCGGCCACGACAATGTTAACCGGCCCAATGACTCTGTTGAAAGTGTAATTAGGTTTGCCACGTCTAGCCTCAAGTACTACCGGGTCCCATTGACCCATACTCTCTGAATTATAGACGAAATTAAGATCTTCAGAGTGCATCCTCCGATTCTCTTCGAACGCACCTACTCCATCATCGTATCTATTACGAATACGACTTAAGAGATCTTCCAGATCCAAAGTATCATCTGAATCGGTCTCTACCCTTTTCTCGGAAGAAGGGACAGGAAAGAGATTAGGAGGAGTTTTATCCATTTTACGTGGGGACTTCTTGAACTACAATCCTACGATCTTCGCCTACCCATACATCTACACTAGTGCCTGGTTTAAGATAGCCGTCCACTGAGGCTGTCCAAGTCTTTTTCTTTGTCTTGGGATCAATCTCAGCAACCTCAGGAGTAACCCTAAGTTCATTCCGTTGATTCGTATTCTTAATCGTGATATTAGTCGGCATTAACCGCTCCAGAAATTAGGTGGGGACCAATGAAACCAGGGTGTACCGGTAAAGCTGGGCTCTACCTTTGCTCGATCCAAGCCACTCATTACGAGATAGCGGAGAGCATCCATTAAGTGATCGTTCTTTTTAACTACTTGACCTTTTTCATCCCTACGATAGAGCCTGTACTCGGATATCGTATTTGCACAACTTTTGAAGACCTTGAGTCGGCCTTGACTGAGCATCTCCCAGACTTTGTAGATACCAGCTTCACGTGCATTTTCAGCTACTTCGAGATCAAGTCCAAGTCCTTGATAAAGTTCCAATAGTCGAGAGCCATCTGTTTGCATTCTTCCCCGGGAAGCGGGATCGATAACTCCAGGAATCCACTTACCCCGTTGTGAGATGGCAGCGGTATGGACACTCGGCTCGGCTTGCCCTCTATAATATTCATCGTAAATGTAGAGAGTAGCTGTCTCTCGATCATAGGCACCCCAAAGTGCTGCAGTACGATTCCAGCCTACGTCCATTCCAAAGCTACGCGGCCAGTGCTTAGGGATTTCGAAGCCTTGAATGGTGATGTCGCTCTCTGGTACTTGGTATATTGCTCCAGAGCCAAGTTGAGGAACACCTTTTGTACGGCTATCTCTCTGCCAAGCGGGGATGCTTGAGAGGATTGCTTTCTTAAGTTCTTCTGGTAAGTGCGGGACATCTTCCCATTCCACGAATGTACATGCTTTGGACATTAGTTGAGTTTCTTGGCGAAGTCTTCTGGGGCTGGCATGTATTCAGGCATGAAGCTGAGCATCAGATCGGTGAGGCCCATAAGAGGAGTGGCGGTAACGTATATAATACCGTTAACAGTAAGAGTACGGAGAAGGCACTCAGTATAAATATCCATAGGGCATTCTTCATCTAGGTGTATCACGTGTTGGCTAGTACCTTGGAAGACTTCCCGTCCCTGGTCATAGGACTTGAACTGGATATTGCTGAGTCCACCTGAGACGTGCTTGACGTAGATAGACTCGATGGCATCTGATAGGCCATGTTTCGAGGTATACCTGTGTATAAGTTCCCCAGGTATGAGACCAGTACCGTATTGCTCGGTATTTCCGTACGGACCAACGAGCATCGACTGCATAATATCTCGGACATTCTTCGCAGTATCTCCTGCTGTCCAGGCACTTATAGGCTCATTGAAAGTCTTACCTTCCCACCAATTAGGGTATAACCCGGTAAGATGAAGAGACATCTCGTACCCACCTGCCAGACTCTTCCCTGATCTATTCCCTCCCGCCAATAACCTTTCATTATGAATAGCCCCTAGACGGAAATGCTGCATCTGTTTAGGATAGTCAGCTCGAATTTCAGGAGTGTTGAAATATTGATCTATCTTTCGGCGGGATTTACGTTTATCCAGCTCTTCTAGAAGCTCAAGAAGCTGTAATTGCTCGTGTTTCGGTAACTGGTGTGCATTCGACTTCAATAACGTCAGGTCGGAGCTTGTTAAGGAGTCGAGAGAGGCGAGCCTGGAGCTGTCGGTCATCTAATTTTTCCGTAACATTCATGTCAACCTTAATATTTTCTCGATATTCAGGCTTTTTGACACTTAGTACTTTAGTTAGTAGTTTGTCGTTCCCGGCCAAAGCCAATTGGATGGCTCTTTCTTCGAGAGCAAGATGCGCGAGCGGATCGGCTTCCTTAAGACGCTCCGAAAATACCGAATTTCGTGCCAATTCTTGGAAATATTCGAACGGAGTGACACCAATGGAGTCTCTAGCAGTAGCCAGATCGCCAGTATTGATATAAACTTCGATAATCTTGTCATGTTTTTCTTTAGTCCAGATAAATCCTTCTGAAGAATTTACCTTTTTAACCCCTAAACGCTCTTCCAGGGCTTCGTAAGCTGTCCGAAACGATCCTGAATACGACAGTCGAGCTTCAATTTTGGACTCTTCTATCGAAATTGCTTCGCAAGCTGCCTTGAAATTCTTGTGGTAGGCGTAGGCTTCTAGGAATCTTCGCTCCCAAGCATCTACTTGAGCAGGTTTCTGGACATTGACAATGACTCCACTAGCGTTTCCAGTTCCCTTTTTACCGGTTTTATTGTCAATTCCGGTACGTTCGCCTATAGTTCCTTTGCCCGCCTTTAGCCGAGTGCAATCAACGCATTTACGAGGATTGCTAGTATAGCGGGGAGCAACATGACCATAGCGACACGGGGTAGCAGAGAAACAATATCCCCAGCCTCGAAACTTGGCTTCTTCGACAGGAACCATCCGAGTAGGCATGTGATTATACAAATCAGGCCCACCAGCCCTATTGATAGGAGCAATAGCTTTAATATCATCTAGAGTCAGCTCAGGATAAAGATTATTCTGTTCCTGGGAGGAAATTTCCGTGTCGGTCTGTTCCTGCGACTGTTTGCCAGAGGAGGGATTCGTGAGGTTTTGAGTCATTACTAGTTCCGTAAATAGCCTGTTCCCATATCCAGACTAGTTTTTCACCTTCAAAGTCCCATTCGATTTGGTTTCTTGGGCTGAATTCGACGATGTCTCCGACTTTGACTCGCATCGGTCTCGTTTTGCCCGTCTCTGCACCATCCTCAAAATAAAGGGATCGAGCTGTGGCGAGATGTCCTTCTTTGAGATCAAAGCGCACCTTCTTGCGAATCCGTCTTCCGGGACCTACTGCTATTACCACTCCCTTCTGAAGAGTGACGCCGATTACGGCTAGAGTAGGGTGCTCGTACTCGAGTCTCTGTACTAGAACGCGATCCCTTAAGGGTCGTACCGTCTGCGATAGACTCTTCAATCTCTTGTTCAATTTCACGAGTGTTAAGCCTCATACACTAAGTCTAGGTCTTGTTCTTTGAGGATACGTATGGAGCTACCGGCAATCCTCGCGTCCATTCCAACTGCTGCTCCGAAGGCGGTCTGCATCCCTGGCAGCACTTCGCGGCATCCCGGGCCAACCGCAATAATCGTTCCAGTGAAACTTCGTTTCCAGTCGGGAAGTTTGATATTTCCTTTTTCTTCATCAAATTTAACAGCGACCAATTCACCTATGAGATTCAAAGGGAAAGACATTACGCACCGTTAGGCGTCTGGATTGCGAGCAGCTCAAGTACCGAGACACCTTGGGCGGTACAAGAAGCCGAAGTAACGGTATCTACCCAAGTAGCTGTCATCCAGATCTGGAAGATCTCACTGCCTTGCCAATTATGAGTCATCACAAGGCGAGAGCCTGGGATCTGAAGAGTGTACGTAGAAGCTGCAACCACTACGGTAGTCTGAGGAATTACATTGACAGCATTGGTAATATCGTCTACTTGATATTTAAACGAAGTAGGAACTACCAGATTGCCTGCATGATCGAGGAAAGTAAGGTCGATGAATACATCTGCACCTTGATAGGACCTATAATCTACATAAGGTAGAATAGGTTGACCCGATAGACCTCGATTATTAATTGGCATTTAACTAGACCGGATACTGCTGGTTCGGACGAATATTGACGAAGATCTTGCCGGAGCGGATCTGGCTAACTACGATCATTTTACAATCTTATGGGCGTGCTTGATTACGTGGTTGGCCCGACTATGGATCTTCTTGTGCTTAGCATCCGAAATATGGCCTGCTACCCACATACGAGTTGCGTGAAGCTTCTCTTCGTGAGCAATCTTCTTGACCTTCATAGCCGGAGTAGGCTCTTTCATTTCATCATCAAGTTCACCCACTTGGGTGTGCGTACCACCCGTAGTGGCTGCTTCCCCAAGCTTCTTGGGAACCTTAGATTTCTTAGCGGGCTTCTGATATGCCCCCTGAAGCATTACACTTGGCATATTAGTTTTCCTTATGCGCTGAAGCCGACGTTGTCTACGTAGAACTGATTTGGGGAGATTCCCGAACCATCTGCAATAGAGAACTTGAGAATCAGTTTATTGGTCAATCCGAAGTCTGCCAGAGGAATCTTGTACGATCCCCACTGACCTGCGACCGGAGCAGGGCCGTACTTTGTGATAGATGTACTGACCGTGGTAATCGGAGTACCATCTGCTACATCTCCTGTAGCCGCAAAGCCGGTAGCAAAAACTGCATTGGCTTTTGTAGGTTTGATGGAATAGAGCAGATACTTGTACGGAGATGTATCGAAAGCTCCACCCTGAGCAAAGGGCTGATAGCCGCCCCAAGGACTCACAACAGGAACTGAGATATCGAACTGGCCAGAAAGAGGCTTACCTGCAGTATCTTGGTAATTAATAGGACCAGTACCAAATGAGTAGTCTCCTGCCCAATTGAACTGACCATTATAATAAATCCAGAATACACCAGTAGCCGGAGGAGTCGTAGAACCCGTAGATCCTGTACTCGTAGACTGCTGAGACAGGTACGGCTGAAGGGCCGTAGCAAGAGCCTGAAGATCAATACTACCCGAAGTCGAAATAGAGAAAGTTGCCATATTAGGTACCTGTAGATCCTTGTCCCGGAGTAATTTCAAATCCTGATGTGCCGGCCACGTACGCCGCCGAGGAGATGAAGAAAGTAGTTGAAGGAAGTTCGAGAGTGATAGCTACTCCGCCAGACACTGCGATAGACTGAGCAAAAGCCCCTGCTGATGGAGCTGCTGAAGAAGTCTTGGCTGCCGTATCTCCCCACCCGATTCTCTGTGCGGAAGTACCCACACTATAAATACGGAAGGAGACCATACCACCAGGGCCGGTACCAACAGGAATTACCTGTACGGCTGAATTAGTGAGACCGAAGGTTTGAGTCTTCGGTTGAAACGCTGTATCTATGCTCATGTCTTATATTCACCTACGTTAGATTTAGCATCGCCATGAGCCCATTTATTAAGCTTGGACTTGCGATCCTTAGCTCGGTCCGAGCGGGAAGCTTTTACCTTATCCGCCCGGACAAATTCTTTAGCGACTTTCTTCGGAGGCCCTTTGATCTTGTCGGGCCTCCATCCGTGAGCTACTGCTCGCATAAGACGAGCTTGAGCTTTCGAGGTACTAGGCATTTTGTAATTGGTCAGGACGGCAGGACTTGCACCTGCGGCTTCCGAGTTCCGGGCTCGGCTGTCTGCTGCTGACTTACGCCCTGAAAGAGCGTAGTCCTAGCCGCCTGACTTTATATTACAGTCCTGGAAGACCGCCTTTGCGGTTACCTGAGTTAATCGACTTAGCTGCCTTAGCAAGCTCGGCCGATCCACCACCATCACAAGATCCACCGGTATCGATAGTCTTGGGGGTGCCATTACGGACCATACGGCCCTGATTGTCTTTAACGCCACGATGGCCGTTGAAATTCTGACCTTTACTCATAATTGTTTTCCTTTAATTTAAATAGTTTCCGGTTGAATCTTCGAGAGACCGGAGGCTCTGGGGCTAATACCGTTACCCACTTCGCCACACAGCAGTAGTGGTCGGTGTACTCGCCGTCGAATTAGGTTACCGCTGCGCCGCCAAGATCCTGAAGAGTGACCGTGGTCGGGCTAGTAACTGTTACCAAATACTGACGCTCAACACCCGTAGCAACGGTAGCCGTACCTGTAATGGTGACTCCGGTGCCCGCAGTAATCGTCAGACCGCCAGCCGTAGTCCAGATGTACAGGACGTAGTTGACACCTTGAAGAGATGCATTCGTAGGCTGCAGAAGCGGAGCTGCTGTCTGTACTGCACTCGCGATAGCTGCGATAATGTTTACCGCAGTATCCGTGGTTAGAGCGGTAGCTGCTGAATTCTTGTAATAGACTTCAGTGGCACCTGTAATTCGGGATGCGGTGAGAGTACCTGATGCCAGAGCATCCGAAGTGTACTTAACCATCGGCAAAGTACCGGTAATATTGTAAACGTCGTCTCGAAAGACGCCAAGAGTAGTCATATTTAGGATTAACCTTTAATTGATTTTCTTTCGTCTTTCTAGGAAAGACTTAATTTTAGGGAGCGAAGCACCTACTTCGTCCGCATACCATTTTTGGACTAATTGATCTTTCTTTTACGGTCCAAAAAAGAACGTATTCTGGGAAGTGAAGCATTCACTTCATCAGAATACCAAAGAATTTCCCCGTTGATCCTTACGGGAAGGGGAACTTTCTTTTCTCGGAGTAGATAGCCAAGATAGCCCTGGCTTACTCCGTAGATTTCTACAAGCTTGTCGCGAGTGATGGTTGGCATCATAGACTGGACGCCAAGTGTAATGGGAGCCATGAGCGCCTATCCTCGACTATAGGTCGTTTAGATTTAAGAAATTTGTAAGCGCTATCCAGATCGGATTGGCGCTTACTCCTCACCAGCCAATAAGCCAAAGTGAGGGGGGATCTTTCTATTCCTGCCCAGCAATGAACTAGAAGAGGAACTTCATTAAGTATGTGGTCGTCTATGATCTCGCAAGCCGTATCTAGCTGAGTGATTAAGGCTCGAGGAGGTAGACAAGTACCCCAGACATTATCCTCATCATGGTCCAATATGGGTACATAGTACGTCATATCTGGATATCTATCTTCTGGAGCTGTCTCAATAACGCAGAGGGTCTGGAAGCTCGGATCTAGTCGAGTAGCCATTAAAGCACCATGCCAATCCCCTAAATAGAGGTTTGACTCAATCTCATTCATGCTACTCTGCTTGCTTGATTCTGTCGGGTAGAGCAGGGGTATGCTCTGGTAATTCTGATACATCAGGCTCCCCTACTAGATCTTGAAAGGCTTGAAGGGTCTGGACTGTCTTTCGGAGGAGTTTTCGAAGGGAGGGGTCTGTGGGGTGCTTGATCCAGAACTGCAACTCGGGGATGAGTTCTCGGACTTCGAGAGGGCGGGCCATTCTAATACTCGAATCTTGGGCTTACAGTTTTGCCAAGCATGGGGAGGACCATTTACAATGCACATAAAATTTGGGGTAGACTATTTAGTCAGATATAGTTCAGACTTTCGGAAATCCCTATATCTGCGTTAACCCGGTCTACTAAGCGGGGAGAGGGTTACACGTATCCGTTACGCTTAAAGCTTGTCTTTTACTTCCGTAACTACTTTCTCAATATCTGCCTTGACATCTGCGACGACTGCGTCTACTGCGGACTTAGCTTTACCCCTGATGGAGCGATAAACTGCATAGCAAGCAATCAGTACAGCGATAGCGATAATTGTATAAACCATTGATATTCCTAGTATTTTTATTTAGCTTATTTCGGATACTATTCCGGTAAGTCTAGTGCTTTCTTATCTATCTCCAGTATGTTACGATACTGAAGCTATCTATATTTACCAAACTATCGTTTGCTAAATAACGAAATCACTATCCTTAGACAACTCAAACTTAAAATAGTTCCCCTAAATCGGTGAACTATTTCTTAACCTATTGATTCTCTTCATAATTTAGTTTCCACTAAATTCTTCAGAGAATCTATGCAATGCTCGTAAATACTCGCATTGCTAGATACCCTGCTTCGCAGGGATGTAACATACCAGGTATTCGCACCTTCCAGGTGCTTCGGCTTCCTTGCCTCCTACCTGGTAAATACCAATACTCGAACTTCCTTGTTCTCGTATAGAACTATTCTTAATTCTTATTACCACGAGCCATATCATAGATAACCATAAGACGGCTGAAATGTAGACTATAGTCCTAGTTGGCTAAGTCCTTGATTGGCCTTTGCAAGTCCTTGAATTCCCTAGGAATTATGTAAACGATTTTCGACCTCGGCGGGTAGATTGATGGGGAGACCTCTATTACCCATCGCCAGGGGGTTTTGACTTATTCTTCCCCAACTTACCATAAGGTACTAGCCTAGGCAACCATAGCCTAAGCAGCGATAGCGTAGGCAGCTACAGCCTAGGCAATGATCATGGTACGGCTAAGCCTACGCTGCTGTGCAGCGCGAACAGAGCACAATCAATGACTTAGGCTGGTAGGCTTAGGGGGCGATGATCCGCCCCCACAGCCATAGCCATAGCCTTAAGCCCCTAGCCCGTAGTCCTCAGTAGCTCAAGACCTAGGTCTGAGTACAGAGCTTCCATGATCCAAGCCCATTCCCTCCAGGAGTCGAGGCTGTTGTACGGATCGTATCCAAAGTGCAACGTCTTCATAGCAAACTCCAGTCACTGTGAGTGGACATGATGATAACCGGGAACGTGTCCCGATATATGAGCCGAATGAACAGAGACGAGTCAAGTGCGGACCGTACCGCTAAGGCTATATCCAGTCTAACCATAGGCTGGCTAGTAGCCTGGACTCGTTCCAATCCTTCTTCCAGAACCATGATGACAATCTCCTACCCGTGAGTGAATCGATAAAACCCTATCACAACAGCCAGAAAGGCTGCCCAAGACGCCAAGAGAGACAAGAGCCACCATCGAGCAGCCGTGCAGCGAGCACGTCTCTCAAGCGTTCTATTGCTCTCTAGGGGCCTATTGCAGAGCACACGCCTAACCAGAGAGCTATTGCTTGTTACCGGATCGTACATAATCTACTCCCTTTAATCGATCTAAGAGCATTATGGATTGGCACGAAGGACAGACAGGGGGCTCTGGTTTGAGGGGCGGAGCCACGTCTATTTCCTTGTGGCACGCTGGACACCGAAAGATGAATATTTCATTCGGCATACAGCCACCTACAGCGACCGTAGACCAGCCAGAATGCCCTAAGAGCATTGGATGCCTCTATGGTGGCCTGGGCAAATCGGTAGTCAGCATCTGTTAAATACATCGTATTTCTCCCAATAGACTAGGTTAAGTACCAATATGCGCTCTAAGGTATTGATTAAATTAGATTAAACCGGATCATCCGACCATTCCGCTCCATGATCTTGTTCTAAGGCTTCCGCCGTGGCCTTAGGAATGGTGATGGTGATGAGTGCACCCGTACCGTCCACGTCGTTATGACGTGAGTCGATAACGAGCGCATAGGTTGGACGACTGAACTGCATTCCTTTGGCCGTGTGCGTCCTTCTATGGACTGTCAATTTCTGCGTAATCGGTTGATTTTTATGCATAAAAACGCTCCTTTCCCTAGAGCGCATAGGGCTACCTAACCCGAGGGAGGGTAGTCAACAGCACTATGCACTCCATATGTGATTGATTTAATTAGCGTCTACAAATCTCGCATTCCGCCATTCCTTGTGAACTACCCAAGCTGTCCCGTCTCGATTAACTATGACAAAAGTAGCTGGATTTCCGCAGAGATACCCTCTTTCGACTCTAATTACAGGGAAAACCCTATCTTCCGAGCCGTGACCGCACACATCCAGCCATTTGCCTGGGACCATCAAATATGATTCGTTAGCCATGATTTATGACCCCAAATGAGTACGATTGTCGTATTGTTGCAACACTTTCACTGGTACGTGGTACAAGATAGCGATCACTATCTCTAGCACGTACTCTGCCCTCTCATCCGGAAGCATTTCCGCTAGGGCATCTACTGCCTTTGGGTACTTGTCGCAATAAGCTGCGACTAATCGACTGTGAGCCTTTGATAAGCGCTTACGCATATACATTCTCCTATGACCTAGGAGTGCATAAGGCTATCGACTACCTACGGGAGTCTTGCCACACACTTGCGTGCGTACGTGCTCTCTCCCACCTAGTACCTTCGACTCCGTCGTGAGTGCGCGCGACTAGGAACGCTAGCCCCAAAATGCCACTACTCAATGGCCTGATGTAGCCTATTTAACATAATAGCATAGAAATATTTAGTTTGGCAAGTATCGTAGATTGGCACACTTTATGCTTTGTACTGTATGCAATCCCATTTCTATACAGTTTATCCAGTGCGCAAGTTATTGATTCTTACACCATGTAAAAACTACAATTCGAGAGTCCTAGGGCTAAGGGTGCGGGTACACCTCAGAACGGCGTATAGACCACCGTATGCGGTCCTAGAGGCATACGCCAAAGCGAGCGCATGCGAGCGTGTACGTGAGCATGTGTGCAAGCGCTATGCCCGATATGATTAAGAATAAGACATATTCATAACTATATTTATTATACTAAGACTATGAGTATTCTTAGAGATTGGTACGTTATTTGCTAACGTTATGCGGAAAGACATGGATATCGGAAGTTATACGTAATTTATATATAAACTCCGTAAAAGATAACGTACTGATTTCATTGAATATTTTGCTAAGCCATTGATTTCTTGGGGAAATTTGACAACTCGTCATAATGCGCGTAGAATAGTGTCTGTACAGTGATGAAAGGCTTGCAACGTCAGAAATGACATGCTAGTCTTCAAATACCTAGATCACTAGGGCGAGGCAAGCCATAGGCGGGATTTTCCGCCGATTGGTGCGTCTCTCCGACCAAGTACCTAGGATGGCTCTTTAACAATCAGGCTTGCACTGCGCGGAGTTACGCTGCGTAGTCCATAGTGGAATTACGCGGCGCCGCGTGGTCAAGTCATACTTTGGAGTAATTCAAATGTTTAACTTGATTAACACAGCCGTACATGCCGCAGTAGCCAATGCTGAAGCCCCCAAGGGCGGAAGCGCAGGCGCAGTGCAGAATACTTCGATCATCGAGAACACGACTCTTGACGGCAAGACCATGGGCCAAGTCGTGAACGATCTGGACAAAGGAGACCTGAAGAAAGCGTATAAGGCGATTGATGCCGCGTACGACATTCATTGGGGCAAGGACGGTATCTCCGACACGCAGGCCAAACTGGAAGGTCTGCAGGGTAAGGTGGGAGAGCACGTGTACGACGTGCTCAAGCTGTCAATGCAGCACTGCAAAGGCAAGCTTCCGCTCGTCAAGGCATACTTTCAGGCACTTTGCAAGAAGGCCGAGGAGTACCTGCAGAGTCGTTACGTCAAGGAAAATCGGGAGGAAAAGCCGATTTCCGAGATTGTACCGCTCTGGCCTTCGTACAAGACGAGCTTTCTCAAGGGTATCGATTTGGGCATGTCGCCTGACGATACCATCGAGGATACCGACGCCCCTCGTTGGCCAACGGCGGCCAAGTTCCGCACGGAAGTGCAGAAGCGGGAGCGGGAAGCTAAGGGCGGCAATGCGCAGGCTCCTGGTGAGCGTAACAACGCGAACCAGACAGCTACGCAGTTGCAACTCGTGACCAAGGGATGGAGCCCGCAGATGTCGGCAAGCATGGCCGTACTGTGTCAGGAACTGAACCGTCTGGACCATGAAGAGCAAGACAAATTTGCTCCCATGGTTCTCGAACTGGCCCATCAAGTTCAGGTGTACGCCAATTCAGCGGAGCGGGAAGCGCGTGGCGATACGCGCACGGAGAATCAGCGTGCTGTTGGCGCGGGTTCTACCGAGGAACTGGACCCAGGCACAAAGGCAGCCATGCAGGCGGCCATTGACAAGGATGGTGCAGGCGCAACGGATACAACGTTGCGTGATGCTGCGGATCAGCACAAGGCTGGAAAGGGACGTAAGGGCGCGAAAGCAGCCTAAGTTCGAAGTGTTCTGTGCGTAGAGTTAACCGGGAGTGCTTGCGGCTCCCGGTTTTCTTTATTGGGAGGGTTTTATGGCTGTTACAGAGTATTTTCGAGCCGCAGATGCAGCAGTTTATGCGTTCAATCATGCGGCAGAGCTGCACAAGCTCGACAAGCGGGCTCAATTGCTAGCCGCCAAGCTGCTGCTTAAGGCAGTACAGGAACTTATAGAACGTCTGGGGGCGGAGGTGTAGCGCCATGGGTACGCTATTTGCATTCCTATTCGTGCTATGGCTGTACGAGCCGACCAGGGAAGCAATTACAAGCTTCATAGGCTGGCTGGCTATGGCGTTCCTAGTCTTGGCGGGCCTTACTGGGACGTTTCTATTTGGGATGATCGTGTTTCACATGTCGCACGGTATGTAAAAATCATGGGCAAGACTGAAAGGCCGGTAGGCGAAAGCTTACCGGCCTTTTTCTTTTGTCTAATTGCCTAGGCAGAGGTTGCCTAGGCTGATTTCGCCTAGGCTAGTTAACTTATTCTGGTTAACTTATTTCCTCCCGTATTATGTCGCTTGCAAATATGTCGAGCGCAGATAACGCGATCTTTAACTAAGATCTGCGCGTGAAGGTCCTTGAAATTTGATCGCAGTCCGAATAGTCGCAGTCCAAAACTATCGCAGCCCAGGCTATCGCAGTCTGGGCTTTTTTATTGTTTAAAATCAAGGAGTTGAGAAATGGTTCCAATCTACGTAGTCCCTATGGTGGGGCTAATTATGTTTGTTCTTGGCCTGTACATTGGGGAGCAGTGAAGATGATTTATTTATCTCCAGAGTGGAGAGCTAGAAAGCAGGCTAGGTGGGAACGTTATGCTCGGAAGCACAGTATAGTGTGTGACAGAGAATGGAACAGACGATGCTGGTGCTCCGGCTGTTTTAAACCCGATATGTCCAAATTTGTAGGAGTTTCACAGTAATGAAGATCATTGATAGTGACGATTACCGTGCATCGGGGGTTGAGGCCATGTTCTTTCCCGGCGGAGAGCCTCACGTCAAAATTCCTCTATTTGAGGAGGAATTGCTTTTGTTTCTCAAATTACGTACTTGGAGTGACGTAGGTATCGCAGCCTGCCTAATCAATGCCTTAGATTGGCAAGGAACTGCGTACCAGACTTTCATACCGTACTATCCGGGAGCCAGACAGGATCGCACCGACGGAACAGCCCCTCTCACAGTAGCTATGATAAGTAGACTCCTAGAGGCTACTCCTTTGGCCGTATTCGATCCCCACTCTCGGATATTGGGGGATACTGTAGATTACATTTACATGCCTAAGGATCTACCTATTCCAATAAATCCCTCCGTTGTGGGAATTATTGCTCCAGACGAAGGTGCGCAAGGACGGGCACTGCAATTCTTGGATAAGTTCTATCCAAATGCGGATTTGATTCAAGCCTATAAAGAGAGGGATTCTAAAACAGGCCAACTCAGTAACTATTCAATGGAATATCTCACTCAATCGGGGACCTATATCATCGTGGACGATATTTGTGATGGTGGAGGCACATTCAATCTTCTGGCGAATGCTTTTGATGAAGACCCAATTGCTTCACAGTGCGAACTTGAGATGTTCGTATCTCATGGCATATTTTCTAAAGGATTGGACAATATTTCTCCAAGAATCAAGAAGATAATAACTACGGATAGTTGGTGTGATCCTTCTCGTTCTCGATATAACTCGGAAAGACTCACAGTCATTCCTTTGATGCCAGCCCTTTTGCCTCATTTCTCAACTAAGGAGTATTGATTATGCTCGATTTCATCCAATGCACAGATTTCTACAAGACAGGCCACATCCATCAGATGGCCCCTGGGACTACTCGGCTTTACGAGAACTGGACAGCCCGAGCACCACGAAGCCAAGGATGGGACTGGGTAGTCAATTTCGGACTTCAAGCGTTCCTGAAATACGATTTGACGGATTTGGCGAATAGGACGTTCTTTAGCCGGGCTCGCGGGGATGTGCTGTACGACTACCAGAAGCTACTTGATAACTCCCTTGGGCCATTAGGTCTAAGTATTGAGCACATCGGGGCATTGCACGATTTGCAATATATCCCTTTGGAGTTCTGTGCTCTGCCCGAGGGCGTGAAGGTCCCGTACCGTATCCCCATGTTTACGACTGAAAACACGCATCCTGATTTCGCTTGGGTAGGGGGATACATAGAGACCCTTCTTTCGTCCCGGCTCTGGATGGCATGTACAAGTGCTACCACAGCCTTACGATACCGTAAGCTACTGGACACCTACGCAGAGCTGACAGGAGGGTCTAAGGACTTCGTAGACTGGCAAGGGCATGATTTCAGTTTCCGAGGTATGGCATCTCCAGAAGCTGCAGCCCTCTCAGGTGCAGGACATCTTCTGTCCTTCACAGGAACGGATACCATACCGGCCATTAAACTTCTCCATGATTGCTACGACGGTAAAGGCATTATTGGCGGCTCAGTCCCAGCCACCGAGCATATGGTTATGTGTCTTGGAGGAGATGGAAATCACGACGAATTGCGTACATTTCGCCGACTTCTGCAGCTATATCCAAAAGGAATCGTATCTGTAGTATCAGATACTTGGGACCTGTGGTATGTATTAACTGCAATACTTCCGGCACTTCACGACGAGATTAAAGCTAGGGACGGTAAATTGGTTATCCGGCCAGATTCGGGCGACCCTGTTCTGATAATCACAGGCGATGCTTCAGAGCCTGCGAACTCTCCTGCACACAAAGGCGTAGTTCAATTATTGTGGGAACAGTTTGGTGGAACTTACAACTCCAAAGGATTCAAGGAACTGGACTCTCACATTGGTACTATCTACGGAGATTCAATCACGGAGGAACGTGCTCGACAGATATGCGAGCGATTGAAAGAGAAAGGATTCGCGTCAACCAACGTAGTCCTAGGGATAGGCTCGTACACATACCAATACTGCACTCGTGATACTCACGGCTTCGCAGTCAAAGCCACCTGGGCGGAGGTGAACGGCAAGGAGCAGTTCCTATTCAAGAATCCTGTTACGGACAATGGGACTAAGAAATCGGCCCGAGGAAGGCTCGCGGTCGTAGAATCGGACGGGGCTCTGCAGTTACTTGAAGGGCTCAGTGAGTACGGCCAGAAGCAGATTGAAGGTAATCTACTTCAACCCGTGTGGGGAAACGGACGCTTCCTTAAGAGGCAGACTCTGGCTGAAATTCGAGCACGCCTAAGGTCAAGCTAACGTAAGTTCTTGATAAACTTGACAATGGCAGTGGGATCTGCTATAATGGTTGTGTAAAGTGAGAATTGGTTCTCGCTTCTAACGGGAGACTGAGAAATGCAGAAACATCAGGTTTTGATTATTTCGGAAGGCAAACTCATTGGTCCTTTCCCGAGCCAAGAGATTGCCCAGGGATGGATAGATGCTCCGCATCATGTGGACAGGAATTACGAGATGTACTCCATCTGGGAGCGGGAGCCGGGAACTGCCGAAACTGCCCACGAATGTGGTAGTCGTCTGGTAGGCATTGACGAAGCGACCAAACAGACCGGCCGCAAGACTGCCGGGGCCTGATTTCCTTTAACGGCGCAATACCGCGTCATAGGAGTAACTGTTATGCAATTGTCAGATCTTGGACGGGTAACGAAAGAAACCCACGGGCAAGTCAATCAGCCTTTCCTTGAGGGCGGTTTACCCCCCTTCAACAAATGGGCTCCGTACGATGCGGGGAGGGCGTCACAGGTTACCAAGGGAGTCAACAATGCTCCTTGGTTTGAATTAGCTCCACCGCCGTTTACCACGCGGTTCTAAGGAGTCGGATAGCGGCCCCCGGCTGCGATTTGTTTTGCAATCTCCCACCAAGATGGCAGGCGGACCGGCCGGGGGTTCGCTTATAAAGAGATTTGAGGGTAGGTAGCTGTTACGCCTAGATGGTGGTCTGGGTAAGGCAGTTTGAATGAAAAGCAAAAAGTCCCGGATTGATGTACCGGGATTTTCCTTTGGTGAAAAAACAGGGGAGTTTATCGATGTACCCAAGATTTTTGGAGGTAAACCGACGCCTAAGCGATCCGGTCGTCCGCACTCGCTTAATGAGCAAATTGGCGCTCAAACGATCTCGCGTGCTCGTAAGGCATTACAGCTTGCTACTAGCATTGCTAAGGAAGATTACTTCCGAAGGAAAAGGTCCCGACAGCGGGAATTAAAACGGGCGATAACAAATAATTCCCTGCCCAAAGCGTGCAGTCGTAGATTTTTCGAGCATATGGGGACTGATGCTCGCTTCCTTTCGTATGAGGAAGACCCCGAATTGTTTATAAGTAAATCAAAAACGGCGTATGAAATTACTGACGGCTTTTGTCCAATGGTAACAACTACAAGTGCCCGTGAGGCGCTAATCATCTGCGCGTCTCTAGCGCGCTACGGTATCGCAGCCTACTTTAATAAGATCGCGGTACCCCGATCCTGACACCAAGTCGGTCGCAGCCAAGCTGCTGGCCGCATCTTTAAGCCCCAGGCACTTTGCTGGGGCTTTTTTATTGTCTTCGTTCCGGGGGACACCTCCTGTGCAACCTTTCGCGCTTGCTTCCTAGGTTAAGGCAAAGGCTCGGTTGTATGGCAAGGGTCCCCCGGGACACGGTTCAGGCACTCTTCAAGTCCGGTCAATAGCGCGGAGTCGCAGCGCAACGGACTTGATAGGGTGCCTTTTTATTTGCCCATATGGCCAAGCTAACGCTGGAGGTACGTCATGACTACATCTCTCAAGATCCTTCTTACAGAACTTGTTCTGATAATTTTCTTTGCCCTTTTGTATAAAGGGTCAGGCAAACGGGGACATGCGACAGCATTTGGCCTACTGGTTATAGTCTTTGTAATCACGCTAATCATCAAAATATGGCTATAGACCGAACCTAAGGAGATAGTCCATGAGTTGGGAACAATACGGCTACATCCTGTGGCATCTACAGTCCGATATTCGGTTCTACCAGTGGTACGACAAGGGGTACAAGATATGAGTGATGATCGCTTCAAACAGATTATGAAAACGATTGACTTCGTTATCTTCGCAATCTGTGCTTTTGGAGTTTTTGGGTACATAGCTTGGAGGGTTACGGTATGCGTGCACTAATGTGGGTACTAATCGCAGTAGCAGCAGTTGGCTCTTTGATCATAGGATTGACAGGCTGCCACCCCGTAGTAGCACAACCAGGAATAGCAGGAGGCTGCAATAAAGCAGGAATCTGCTGCTATGTTCTTCCGAGCGGGGACGCCCTTTCCTGCGTAGCAACCAAAGTTCAAATCACTGTTTCTCCTGGAGAAATCAAAGATGAAGTACAGTCAGGGTCTAGTCGAGTACCCGATAACCAAGGAATGCCGTCGGCTGTTAGAGAAGTCTCAGGTAGAGCGCTTGAAGGCCGACTTCTTCTCAACCCTGGATTTGGAGAACGATAATGGGACGACATCTCAAAAGGTGGGAAAAAGCGTACATTCGCAAAGCTTTGGCTTTGAGGAAGAAACTTACCTATAAAGCCATCGCAGCCCGATTAGGTATCAACGTTCGCACAGTCGAGAGCTACAGAGAGTAATCATGCCGAAGTTCAAGCAACCGCCAGTAAAGTACGACTACACAGTCCGGACCATTGCCGCCGTCAGAGGGGGGAAGTTCATTACGACAGGAGAGTTCAACTGCGAGTCCGGAGCTGATGCCCGTCAGGCTGCGGACCGGCTTCAGCGAGAGTTCGATGTGGATTGTGATCCTTGTCGGACTTACGTGTACAACAGTGCGGGTCCTTTGCCGGTGTATGCAGGTCTGGGTAGGAGGGACTAGGTGCGCAAGCTTATCAGGCTACTTATGAGCGGATCTATTTGCAGTCGTTGTCGTGAAGTCTGGGTTCCCGGACATCGTTGCTGAAAAGAGGTAAATCATGGCGGATATAGACTACGGACCGCGTATTGGTGCTGATCCTGAGTTGTTCGTTCAGGACAAAGAGGGCAAAGTAGTGCCCATCTGTGGAAAGGTGGGAGGTACGAAAGAGCAGCCTCTGGTAATCAACCATTTGATAGAGGCCCTCTATGGACGAGAGATGGATGCTCGTGGACGGAGTCCGATAGATCGGGAGGGAAACTACGCAATTCAAGAGGACAACGTAATGCTGGAATTCAATGTCCCAGCATACAAGGATTACACTACTTTTACCGAAGCAATCAACAAAATGCTTACGGTTATTGAGGGGCCAGTTCTCAGCAAGCATGAACTTCGAATTAAAAACGAGGTCATGTACACATTTCGGGCAGAAGACATTGCCCCCTTTCCTCAGGCATTTACTGTTGGATGTACGCCCGACATAGACGCTTATGCGGAAAGTGAGCGTCTGCCGTTCAATGCTACGCATTTCGGCAATCACCGTTTCTGCGGCGGACACATCCACGTACAGTACAATCATCACAATGTCCCTCGCCACATCTTCGCTCAATTCATGGATGTAGTAGCCGAATTGCCATTCCTTCGATGGGACAGGCAGAAGATGCGACGGATGTTCTATGGTCAGCCCGGCCTATACCGAGAAAAGCCCTACGGAATTGAGTACCGGACTCCGTCGAACTACTGGCTCTCCAAGAACTTCCGGGACAAATATTTGCTCCAATTGGTGGACAATGTACTTGCCTTGGGGCGGACCGCCAACAATGAGCCAGAGCAGCTCAAGAGTGCGTACAGTAAGATTGATTGGGGCGATGTTCAGCACGCCATCAAGACAGAAAACCACAAACTGGCGGACGAGATCATCGATTTCACCCGCACAAAGGTGGGTTTGTATATAAATCCTCCTGCAGTTAGGTAGTTGCAGGAGGATAAATGCTTCCAATTCAAAGACAGTGTGATGTAGAGAATCTCTCGGACTTTGCGAGGTATTATCAGTCTTCCTGGGTGGGCTGGCATTCGGACAAGGAAGATAAAATAGTGCCTTGCTTCGTAGGTTCTATGCTGGACCATGAGCGCATACAGTTGCGGGCGTTATCTAAACTGGAAACTGGACAATTCCACATAGATACGGGCTTCTCCGCTACGTGGGAGGGTCTCAAAACTCAATTGGATTTTGGGGTACCAGATCTAGGGATGGTGCAAGACGGGCCTACGGTCTGGTTTTGCTCTTACTCCACTCCACGAGTTCCCAAAAAGGGATATCGTTCCCGTGATACTCAGAATACGGATTTCAATAGCTGGGATATCCGTAGGAAGTACGTATCTCGAAATGGAGGGGATAGGTACGACTGGACTTGGTTTGTGTTCAATCCAGAACACTATACCTTGGAGCAAGCGGAGGATAAGCTTAATAAAGGAGAAGTAGTAGGAGTTCCTATCAGCAGGACTCTCGCAGTCTACTCAGCCCCCAAGTTCAAAAATTCTCTGTTGGCCTACAAACGGTGGACAGTAGGTCACGTGGTAAATCCTTTCCTTATCCACCTCAAGCGGGAGTACTCTGACTACGAAGAAGACATAGCCCGACAAACGGGGGCGGAGGTAATTGTACGATGACGACAGTATTTGCAGCAGGAATTGCTGCGGGTTTAAGTTCTTGTCTACTTTTGCTGCTGCTATGGTGGTTAAATTTTTGGAATAATGATCTATGAGTCTTGCAAGAATTTTGGGGAAGTCTAGAGGACGACAGTCCTTCATTTCCGATCCTCGATGGGTACTACCTACATCTTTCATTGGACTGGAGCATGAGTATGAGGGAGTCAAAGATCTCACGTTGCCTGACCATACCTTCGCAGATTTCTGGACTTACCACGAGGAAGGTAGTCTTAAAGACCACGGCGCAGAGTACGTCTTTGCTACACCTCTATTCGGAGTTGATGCGTACAATGCCCTCGAATGGCTTGTTGCGCATGCCAAGGATTCTGGATGGAAGTGCACAAAAAGGACTGGTATACACGTACATCTCGATGTAAGAGATCTTACCGTTCCACAGTTGGCAGGGATGAGTATCGTATACGCTGCTGTGGAACCTCTGCTCTACCACTGGATAGGGGATGGCAGGGATAGCTCCCACTTCTGCATTCCCTTGTACCGCGCGGATGAGGCCCTCTTAGGGACTTGCTCAATCATACGTTGTGCTTTCAAGGACGACAAGACAGACGGTCACAGCACTCTAGGGGAGGCTGAAGCTTTTCAAAGGTATGCAGGCTACAATCTCCAAGCACTGCATAAGTTTGGCTCTGTCGAATTCCGACAGCTCCAGACCACTCATGATCTGGGTCGGATTACGGATTGGATCAATATCATCATGTCTCTTAAGGCGACAGCGTTTAAGTTGCCACAAAGTGATGGTGCCGTAGTCCGTATGCTGCAACACATGGGAGCAAAAGAACTCCTCCACTACATCTTTCCTTCTCATCTGGCAGAAAAGCTGTATACCGATAAGTCCGAGGAACAGCTATTCGTAAGAGGTCTTCCGTCTGCCCGGGACATAGCAGTCCACGGATGTTCGAATGATATGTGGATAAAAAGGGACTTTCCGAGGGGACAGCACGAAGGTTTTGCAAAATGGATGAAAGATGCCAAAAATGCAAAATATTCTCCAGCGGCAGAAGAAGAAATGCAGGAACCCGTGGACGAGATAGACTTTGATGATGTGGAGGAAGATGTAGCGCCAGTTCCAGATTGGCGTGCTCCGGGGGCTCCTGCTCCTATTGGCGGAGTTGAACTTCGGCTAGAAGCACAACGAGCCCTTGCAGGATTTGATGCGGTTTTCAATCGTATCCAGCCGCCCAATCCTCAGGGGCTCAATGTCAACATCGGCGCAGCAGATCCTTTTGGTCTTCCTGTAGGTGATAGAGTACGTGTAAATCAACCACCTATATTTCGTCGTCGTCCGGCCCGTCCTCGATAAGAATCAATAAGTTAGGAGAGTTTCGATACAATGTGTGGAATTATTGGCGTAGCGTCTAGTGAAGGTATGAAAAGTCGTTTGAGTCGGCTGCAGTTCCTGAAGATGGGACTGGATATCGACTCTTGGCGAGGATGGGAGAGCACAGGTCTAGCCTTAGTGCCTGAAGGTCTCAAAGACGCTCCGATCGTCTACAAACGTGCATTGAACGGTCGCGATTTCATTCAACTCAAAACTGTGGATAAGCTCCTCAATGACATCGAAAAGTACCCTATTGCCATCGGTCACAATCGTGCTGCCACTACTGGGCGTGGTAATATTACTGATCATAATGCTCATCCCTTCCAATACGGTAATATTACTCTTGTACATAACGGACATATTAGGAATACTGATGATCTCAAAGGAGCCCACCAAGGAGCAGAATGTCTAGTAGATAGCGCCCATGTCGCGTTCTCTATGAATGCGAACGGGGAGAAGGAGACCTTGGAGTCGGTCGATGGCGGTTTTGTATTCGTCTGGTGGAACTCCGAGAAGGGACTTCTCAATATTGCCCGGAATACGGAGCGTCCGCTCCATATGGCCTTCGCCGCGAAAGAGAATACTTTCTACTGGGCATCCGAGCTTACCGAACTATTGCATCTACTCAAGGATGTTACGATAGATGAGGAAATTGGTATCTTGTATCCCAAGGCGTGGAACTGGTACCAATTCAAACTCGAAAATCTGCGGGAGTGGACCCGCGTCCCTTTTGTGAAAAGCCAAGGACGGCTGTCTCCCACTACACAGACTGGCCAAACAACTGGCGGGCGCACCAGCAGCCATACCGCCGGAACTCCGTGGACGGACGAGGAATTAATGGAGTGGGAGTGGGAGCAACAGGGACTGATGACAACGGAGCGAGCTACAGTGTCTACGGGTCGGATGTCTAAGAAAGAAACAGACGAAATCGAGGAAATTCGTCAACGAGCTGCAAATCAGCGACTCAAAGATATTAAGCAGTCAGGCATTCCTACCTCCAAGAAGCGAGTATTGCGGGCAACCGCAGAACTGGCAAAGCTGGGAATTCAATACCAGGGTCTTCGAAATTGCATTGCCATGACGTGGTGCAAGTATAAGAATCAAGGAAATCTTGGTTCCGTAGTTGCTAGGACTAAGAAAGAAGGCTACACAGTGGAGGTACTTCAGGTCCGTTACGAGCAGTACCTAGACTACAAACGAGCAGGAAATCTCTTGGTAGACTGTGTAAATGTCCGGACTAGCGATAAAAATGAGCCAAAGATCATTGGTGTTGTGAACGGTAGAATGAAACCTTATTTGGCCAAAAAGAAAGAAGAGGAAGAAGCTGAGAAGAAAAACGGAGGCTCTACGAGCCGCGACTATTGCGGACCTCATGGTCAAAAGGTAACTTTAGCTCGATTCTTGGAGATAACAGACACTGGTTGCGCTAATTGTCTGCGCGACTTGGATGCCAAGCAACACGAAGAAATAGTTTGGGTGGGACATCCAGCTAGTCCCCTGTGCAAAGATTGCGCAGAAGACCCTAAAGTAATGGAGCTATGCGGTATGCCGCAACGAATCGAGCTTGGTATTCACTAGGAGTTCATTCATGACAGAACCTAATATTCAAGGTGTTCGTAGTCCTTCCAGCCCCCGAGAAGGGCTTCAGAAAGTCTTTGTATACGGAACTCTTAAGAAGGCGTACCACAACCATAAGTGGTATCTGGGAGAGGCTAGAGATCTAGGCCCAGCCACCATAGAAGGGTTGATGTTTCATTTGGGCAGTTTTCCCGCCATCAATTTGGCTGAGAGTTTCTGCACCATACACGGAGAGGTGTACGAGGCTACCTGGGAGCAAATCACAGCCATGGACCACCTAGAAGGGGTGAGCAATGGCTTCTACACTCGTATCCAGGCCACAGTAAAGCCTCACGGAGTGGTCTGGATGTACATATTCACCCATGACAGGGCAGGAAAAGAGGAATGGCTAATCCCAGGAGGACGCTGGGAAGGGCCAGAAACGAATAAGGTGAAATGGCTTGGCTTCGGTAAGGGAGTCGAAGTAGGAGCTTTCGAAGCCAGATTAGCCTATCCCGGGGAAATCAAGATAGGACCCGGCGATAGTCCATATACCCTCCGCAGAAGCGGAGGGGACGATACTTATAAACTCATAGACAAGAAGACAGGAGAAATCCTAGGTTCTTATAAGTATCTAAGAGATATGACGAGTAAAGATGGAACTCGAAAGCCCGTTCTTAGGCTACCTGCAGTTGCTCGTCCCACGCCAGAACAACCTTTGAATCCCCCCAAATCCGCTGAAATTACCGTCATCGGACCTCGGCCCGTAGATCAGCACCCCCATATCCCGATAGTGTGGACACCGGACCAAAATGACAGGGATCTTGTCCATACTCCTGCTCCCGTTGAAGAAAAGATTCCACAGGCAGCCAAACTTCTTGGACTTAAGTATGGAGAAGCTTAGATTGAACGAAGAGCAGAGGAAAGCCCTGGAAATCATAGCTGAAATGGTATTTCCAATAGGAGCCTATGACGATGTAGACGGTACCATGGAGATTCGTTTACACGGAGAGGCCCATGAAATACTCTGCAATATCTTCAAAAGGAAATGGGATGAAAGGCGTAAGAGTAGACAAGTTTAAATTCTACGATCTGGTGATCTATGCAGCTAGAGGTTCTAGTGGCGCAAGACGACTCGCTACCGCTCTTGGTTCTCGTCGATGGAGAGACGATCTGCCTGAGAGGTATACGAGGCGAAGGCCGTACTTCCGGGGGAACGACAGTCCAATGGTCGTTAATTGGGGGTCAACTATACATCCGAAGTGGCTCGACGACCACCGCTTTCGACTTAAGCCAATATACGTCAATCAAGCCGGGCCTGTTCGTAAAGCAATTGACAAGCTTGCTTTCTTTCAACACCTATCCGGAGTTGATGGGGTACCTCTGCTCAAGTGGACGGACCAGAGAGAAGCCGCTGCTCGCTGGCTGGAAAAAGGACGCGGAGTCGTCTGCCGAACTAAATTGGACGCAAGCTCTGGACAAGGCATTGTCCTCGCAAAGACCGTGGATGAACTCATCGACGCCCCTCTCTACACCCGATATTACCCCAAAACCCACGAGTTCCGAGTCCACGTCTTCAACGGAGAAGTGATTGATTTAACTCAGAAAAAACTGAAAGGAGGCGCAGATGCTCGTCTTAATTCCGATACTTTTGTTCGCAGCCATGACAATGGCTGGGTGCATGCTCATGGTGCGTTGGATCTACGAGGAGTGGATCAGGAGAGATTGGGAAGGGCTGCTATTAGCAGTGTTTCTGGGCTCGGTCTCATTTTTGGTGCTGTCGATGTTTTGGCTGTTCTTGATCCCCCATCTATGGAAGACAGGTCTCGCAGTCTAAAATCTTTCAAGATCTGTGAGATAAACACAGGACCTGGACTAGAGAACCAGGCAACCATTGAAGCGTATACAAGGGCCATTCTTGCCCTTAAATCGTCTCTAAAAGACGATAAAGCAATACTTGAATACAAGTCGGAGAAGAACAATGACGGCATCGAGCATAGTTTGGAAGGAATTTCCGGAAATCAACCGCAAAGTGGCGTTCCAATCTAACTTTATACCTCTGGACGGAGTGTCGCTGGGCTGTCATTGTGTGGCTATATCCGGAGTATCAGCTACTTTTGCGAATAGCTATCACGCTGCAAATCAGGGTCGCAACATAGCAGTCCTCGATGAAACTAAAGAGGAGCCTATTAAATACATCAAAGATAGACACTATGATCTTTGGATGGGGCCTATCGAGGAGTACCAGAAGGTAGTCAAATATCTCCAGGATATCAAGATAAAGCTAAAGGATTTTGATACCAGCATCTACAGTGCAATTGCAAGTAGATGTAGTACATACCCCCTGTGGGTCATGAGTGATGTAATAAACTACGATGCACCAGCCCGAAAGACGGATCTGGGTAGAAATACGGTGTATCAAATCGTTGGAAGTACCGGTGACTTCGCCCAATACTTAGTGGACAATAAAATTGGATACATAATGGGTACTCCAATTATCCAGAATCCTACGCATAGGACTTCCAAGAACTATTCCCTCAATAGAGGTTGGTTCTGGATTCCTCCGGACCATTTGAGTAGGGCAGTCAACGTTGCGGAAATTCACGGAGAAGAGAAAATCCCAAATAAAGAGACGTGGCTTGATACTGTAGGGCCTGATATCGGTATCCTTTACAACGGCGATAGCGCCGATGCCGATAGGATTCTCAAGGCCGTCTTCAATGACGGAGTATTCCCGGAAGATAAACGATTTAAGCGAGAAGTTGCTCAGGAGGCATAATGTCTCGAATTACTATTAGCAATATCTATACAGAAGTTCCCGATGATTTGGCGGAGAAGGGTCTTGATGTTTCTACTGGCTTCACAGTTCGTGCGAGCAGTATACATCCACCGCTCGATAATAAGATCGGCACTTTTTATTTAGAGCCTATGCCGGGCTGTTGCGGTATAGTTGTGTCCACAAGATCTTTTCTTGAGACCAATTTCCGCGGCAATCCGTACGGTGACTTATTCCATCAGTTAAAGGCTGCCGTAGCAAAACATGCTGGGTATTCAACCATGCTCATGACTACTCAGTTGAGGAATATTCCTGAAGTTGTGGGTGCCTCTAAGGCTCGATGGAAATTCTTCCATTATTTCCGCAATAAGCGGACGGACAACGATATTGGTATAGCTTTCAAGGACTTATGAAATAGTTTGAAACTATTCGTGATTTGAGATGTCTAATAGTTCTTATTTTCTTCATAGTGAGTACAAGGATGTACGAACATAAGGACTATAAAATATTCATAGTTTTGTGAAGTATAGGATATACGTAACAAAACATAGCGTTCCACTACAGTGGAACGCATAGGAGATATAAATGCTTTGGTACGATACTCTTCAGGTAATCGCTATTTTCCTATCAATAGCTGTTGCCTACTCCATTGTAGTTTGGGCTTGTAGCAAAAACTGGAACTGAAATGCCAAGATTTGATTACCATTCTGTTTTGGACCATCGCATCGACAATCAGATCATCAAGAAAGAGGACCTGAGGTTCTACGAGCAGGAAACTGCTGAGGACTTCGCAGCTACCGAGTACCAGACCGATTTCATTCCTCGTAGCGTAGTTCGACTGCTCTCCGGAATGCATATCGTTCTTGAGAATCCGAGCCATATCCCGCACCCAAACGAAGTGTTCTATATCAATTCTATGCCAGGAGAAGGCTGATATGATTCCTTCAGCAGAACCTAGAGTGTACGATCAGCTCCACGAACATCTTAGTGCAAATTACACGCAGGTACCGGCGTTTACACAAGTAGCACAAGCTATAGGAACATACGTTTCTTGCGGTGTTACCGTTCTTATGAACGTAGTCTTCGCGTCTCCTGAGCAAATAGTCCACAAAATAATGAAAGAGCGGCATCCGAAAGATAACAAGACGATTCGGGAAGCATTCGTAATATTTTCGGATAAAGTTCGAGATGATGCTGAGGCTGCTCAGTATATTGGAACTGGCCAGCGCTTAGCGGACTATATTCGAGCGAATGCTTGTGGGGAGATCATTGAGATGGGTCCCAGGATGAACCCAAATTCCGGGAATATGATCAAAATATGGGTATGGAGTCCAGCCCATGAGTCATTGGACCCTAAGCATAAGTACATGCCGGTATTCGGGAAAGTGCGGATGCCGGACATGTACGGAAATCTGAGTATCTATGAAGATGATCCACGATTTAATCGAGCTGTAAAGGCCCTATAAAATATGTACGGTCCAAGTGATATGTACGGAGATCTGGATCTTGAAGATGTGGATGAATTCGAGGGGTTGCAGCCCGAAGATGGACGAGAGATTGCTCCTGATGGGCGGTTCCAAAGGGACGAGTACCGGACATTTGATGAAGACTTCGAGAATGATCTGGACGACTACGAAGAGGAAGAACTAGAAGAATATTGGGAATATGATCCAGAATCTGAAGAGGAAGAACTGCATGACGGAGATGGATTTCTCCCCGATGATGAGAGCCTTATATGAAAGGTGCAAAACCAATTCGTACGGTTAGGGACCTTATGGCCTACCTACAAGCCTGTCCTCAGGATGCTGATGTTCTCTTGATGCCGGAGGACGGAGAAGGTCTTATTGTGGGAGGAGTCCTTCAATTTGTCGATGTCAAACCCCCTCATAGGAATGAAGTCTGGATTCTTATCGATGAGTTCGGGGAGCAGACATCTACGGAGTGGGTAGAAGAGTGCGGAGAAGGCTGTGAGCGGCCAGGAGATATGGCTGTCATAGTCGAGGAAGAAAAGACGGATGTAGTCCAAGTTCGTGGTCAAATGAGATCTGCGTAGCAGATACCTAGAATATCTTTTAACCAATTGGAGAAATTCATATGAATGGTGGATGGATACTTGCAGGAATCATTGCCGTCATAGCAACGGTAGCAGTCGGACTCGTTGGGTGCCCTCAGTACAGCGTATATGAGCAGAGGCTTACTGGAGAGGCCGAACTGGCTCGCGCCCAGCAGAACCGTCAGATTGCGGTTAATGAGGCTCAAGCCAAGAAGGATGCTGCTGTACTCTTAGCAGAAGCCGAGGTTGAGCGAGCTAAGGGAGTGGCTGCTGCGAATCAAGTTATCGCAAATGGGCTTAAGGGTAACGATGAGTATTTACGCTATCTGTGGATTACGGAAGTAGCAGCGGTTACTCATGGCGATAAGACCGTCATCTATATCCCCACAGAGGCCAACATGCCACTTGGGGAGGCTGGAAAGCGATGAAAACCAAAGGTTTTACGTTGGTAGAAGTAATAATCGTACTTGTGATTGCGGCGATTATTGCTCTTGTTTTCATCTCTCCATTGATGGGGTTTCCCTGCAGAATGCAGTGGGCTGAGTCGGGATTGCCGTACAAGTTCGGCATCCTTAGCGGATGCAAGATAAGTACCGATGGCGGAAAAACTTGGATTCCCGACAGCAAATACCGGAAAACGGATGAATGAGCAATGAATACGTCCAATTACGGCACGCAGCGGCCGAGCTTGAGTCTGGCACCACCTCCCGTATCGAATGCCCCTTCTGCAATGGAGGATCAGATCGAGAAACTTCTTTCGCGATCACGAGAACATCCGATGCTGAGGCTCTCTACAAATGTCACAGAGCCTCTTGTGGTAAGGCTGGACGACTCGCGGTCTGGGGATTCAGACTTCGGCAAATATCTGATAATTCTACCACTAAAGGGAAGTCGTTCACTCCTAGACTGTATACTCGTGAAACCAGAGAATTGGGAGAAGGCTGGACTTCCGAACTATTGGACCGTTACGACATTAAATGTGATGAGTCAGCTTGGGCTGGCTGGCGCGAAGAATCTTATTCGAAGCTCCTCGTATGTCCTGTCCGCTCACCCTTGGGCGTGGTGCGCGGCTACGAGACACGTCGATCAAAGGTACAAGTACACAATGTCTCGTCCCCAAAGACGGAGCCGTACCGAATTCTGGATGAGCCGTGGTTGGGCTGGTACCGAAGAATTGCAACCGGTCCAGTTATCGTCATCGAGGACCCCATTTCATCGCTTAAAGTCTCTCGTCATTTCCAAGTGGCATGCCTTCATGGGAGCCACATCAACTTAGATATGCTGATAGAGATCATATCTCTAATCGGTAACGACGAGATCATTCTTGCCCTGGACAGGGACGCTACTAGCAAGGCCCTTAAATTTGTTGTCGAATGGAGGTTCCTAGCTCCGAACTTTCGCTGTGTTCCACTGTCTAAAGACTTAAAGTATTCAAATGATTCTGAGATACGGGAGATACTCCGTGCGTGATCTATATGTAGAAAGTGTCGAGGGTAATTACGCAGGTTGCTGCGGGATTCAGGTAATTCACGGTTTCAATACCACTTCATCGAAGAAGCCTATTACGGATGAAGAGTGGTACACCGTGATACTTACTAAAGAAGATCAAGAGTGGGACGATAATTTTGGCTTTGCGGATATTCTAGAGCCCAACGAATTGCTTCCAATAGTGACTTTTGCGCATGCCTCAAGCCAAACGGGACCTTTTTCTCCGAAGAAGTTTGCAGCGTGGCTGATCTCCAAGGGAGAGACTGTTGTAGAGGGACCTACTGCAACCAACCGTCCCTATCATAAAATCACTCCGTATTTCTGGGCTCCGTCCGAGAAATTCAAAGCCTCTGTGAAAGCATTCTGCGCCCAATACAATAATAAGAAGAAAGTAGAAGCCAAAGAAGATGCAGGAACAAAACGAGGGACTGTCGCCGCCTAAAGATTATACGGAATATTGGGAAGCTCAGGTTCTTACCGTTCGAATTCTTCAGAACTCAGGTCTGAGGGTCGGAGTTAAGGATCGGCTTCCCATATTTCGTCTCTGGCGACTGATTGATAATAGGATGACAGGAGCTAGGAAGGATAACCTTTTGACGCTCCTCCAGGCAATGGTAGATATGAGAAAGGCAGGATTGGAACCACCACATAATGGCAAGACTTATGTATGAATTTATTTTACCCTGTATTTGACCAAGCATGGGAAACTTTCTGCCCAGAACGCGAAGATGGTCAACACTGTGAGTGCTGGTATGATGGTGAAATCTGTTGTGCCTGTGGAGATGGAGAAGAACTAGAAGATGAACGAACGGAAGATATTGAGTGCATTCGTAAAGGATCGGAAGAGCTATGAAGAAGTTAAAGAACTTCTTGATCGCTCTGATTTTGATTCGATAACGCTACATCTGATTGATTTGGTTGGAGAATACTATGCCACCGACTCGAATGCTTCTAATGTCGATGTGGAGATCCTTGCCGACAGATTTGCAAGACAAAGCCAATCTGCGAAACTTGAGAATACTGTTAAGTCAATCCTCACCACACTTCCTGAGGTCTCTGGAGGAAATGTTCTTAAAGAACTCCGAGAAGTCAAAGCTTATCGACTTGGCCTCAAACTGGCGAATGCTTTCACTAAAGGTTCAACCGGACCCGAGGTTCAAAAGCTACTTCACGATTACATGGAAGTTACCGAAGCAATTCCTGGTAATCGAGAAAATGACGAAGAGGAACCCCAGGACTTTACCGTCGAGGCGCTGGTTCGGAAGTCGTTTAATACCGACGGGCTTATCAAGCTACTACCGAAATCTCTAACGGAGCATTTAGATGGGGGCGTACGTCCGGGCCATCATATTTTGGTTTTTGCACCGACTGAGATGGGGAAAACTCTCGTTGTCATTAACATGGTGGCGGGATTCACAATGCAAGGATTGCGGACGCTTTATGTGGGAAACGAAGACCCCGTCGCAGATCTACAAATGCGATACATTTCACGTCTCACAAACTTCAATAAACGAGAGGTCCTAAGTAATCCCTCGGAAGCCCAGAGACGCCTAGATAAGAGGAACTACAAAAATGTCATTTTTGCTCCGTTGGCTCCTGGAACTTTCCGCAAAATCAGGGACTTGGTCAAGAAATACCAGCCTCAGGTGGTGGTGCTGGACCAGCTTCGCAATATCGATGTGGACAGCGAGAATCGCACACAGGCCCTTGAGAAAGCTGCTACGGAAGCGCGCAATCTCGCGAAGGCTATGGGAATTGTCGTCATCTCTGTCTCGCAGGCTGCTGACTCTGCATCTGGAAAACGCATTCTCAATCGGGGAGACGTGGATTCCTCCAACATTGGTATACCCGGACAGATGGACGTAATGATCGGTATTGGGGCAGATGAAGAGATGGAGAAGATGGGCATGAGAATGCTCAGCTTTCCCAAGAATAAGATCTCGGGCAATCATCAACCTATTGAAATTATCATCAATCCCTTGCTAAGCAAGGTGGTGGAGGCAGCAAATGACGAGTCGTATTCACAGTCGAGGTCTAGAGCAACTGGAGGCCCAGGTAGTGCACAAGGCAACCAGGGAGGAGCTGTATCTGGAACGAGTAAGGCCGCGTAAGGCTTTCATGCGGACGGGGGAGAAATGTAAATATTGCAGTTTCGACCCTACAAGTGCAAGCGATTATTGCGACGAGCACCGACCAGTCACTTCTTGGGACTCTCTTTCAGACGAGAAACTGCTAGAAAAAGCCAGTTTAGAGAGACCTGTGGAATTGTGGCATTGCTTTGAGGAACTTAAGAAGAGATATTTGCTTCTCAAAGCTCAGTCCCAGGACTATTCAGAGATATGAGTTTTCCTAATTTCTTTGAGGATCACTCCGATGAGGATTTGATCCGAGAATTCCAAAACTGCTGTAATCCCAATTGTGCAGCTATAGCTGAGATGGTTAAACGATACAAGGAGGTTAAAGAGAGACTACAGGAGTACAAAGATCGTGGCTATTGATGATCTGGGCGAAATCTCCGATGAAGCTCTCTACGATAGATCTAAAGGGATGACGACGCTTATAGAGAAGCAGGCCATAGCTATGAATAAAATCCACAATGAATTGTGGAGACGATATAAAAATAAGAAGAAAGAATGCGACGAGATTTCAAAGAAATTGGAGAGTGCCTCCCTAAATTCCTGGTATCCTTAGATCCTAATATATTCTGGAGTGATAACTATGTCGTCCTTGACTGGGAAACTACGAACCTCGAAAAAGGGTTTGCAGGTAACAAAGGCAATCGAATTGTTCTCGGCACTTGGGTTCTTGGTCCGGCCCACCCCCTTCGATCTGTACGGGCACTTGGCCGGATGGCCTCCAAAAATGGTCGAGGGGTACGAGCTGGAGTTCAGTTTAAATACGGAAACGAATTTGAACAGGGAGAGCTGGTCGAGGCTATTCGGTCTGCTGACTTCATTGTCGCCCACTTCGCTAAGTTTGAACTTCAGTGGCTTACAAGAGCAGGAGTGGATATCTCCCGTATCCTCCCTTGGGACACTGTTCTTGGCGAATATGTACTTGCAGGAAATAGACGAAGGCCATTCGACCTCGATTCAGTTGCAAGGAGAAGGAAACTCGGAGACGGCAAAGAAAGTCTTGTTGCAGCCCTCATTGATGCGGGGGTATGCCCAAGCGAGATCCCCGAACAATGGCTCATAGAATACGGGTGTCAGGATACCTCATTAACTCACCAAATATTTCTACAACAGCGAGAGGAGCTGTCTTCGGCATCGTTGCTGCCGGTAATGTACACGCGGTGCATTACTACGCCAGTCCTTGCGGATATCGAACTAAACGGACTACAGCTAGATCCGGAGAGGGTAAAAGATGAATACGACAGAACAGCGAAGGATCACGCACGTGCGAGTGGATTATTGGCTCGGATATCTGGAGGAATCAATCTCGATAGCCCTAAGCAAGTCGCAGGATTCCTCTACGATAAGCTCGGCTTTGAAGAGCTATCCCGAGCTGGTAAACCCGACCGCACAGAGGCTGGAGGCCGCAGAACGGATGCTGAGACAATTGGACGACTCACTCCAAAGACTCCGGCACAGCGTGAATTTGCTGAAATATTCGGAGAATACGGACAAATCAATTTCCGTTTTGAATATCTAGGAAAATTACTAGATTGCTGTAGGGAGGATGGTGGTCTCCTATATGCGAACATTAATCAGGCGGTCACTCAGACCCATCGTCTTGCTAGTTCGGGTAAGAAGTGGAAAGTCCAGATTCAGAATATTGCGAGGGATCTCAAGAAGCTCTTTAAGGCGCGCTACCCGGATTGGCTCGTTGGTGAAGCCGATGGTGCTCAGCTCGAATTCCGAGTTGCAGCCCATCTTGGACGCGATCAGGTGGCACTTGCCGATATCCGCAATCCTGATTTTGATGCTCATTACCAGACTGCGGAAATCATTCTTAAAACGGTCCGAGCATTAATATCTAAAGACCAAAGAAGCGACATTAAACCCTTTACATTCAAACCCTTATACGGGGGCATGAGTGGGACAGCCGAGGAAAGGGCTTACTATCGCTTCTTTCAGGAGAAGTATAATGGCGTCTATAAAACTCAAGAAGGATGGTCGTATCTCGTTCTGCGTGACAAAATGCTTGTTACCGAGTGGGGTCTTAAGTTCTATTGGCCCGATACTAAACTTGAAGTCAACCAGAAAGGCGGGAAAGGTTACATTAAAAATCGCACGTCGATCTTTAATTATCCGGTTCAATCCTTTGCGACAGCCGAGATTATTCCAATCGCTCTCGTCTATACCTGGCATTACTTTAAAGCGCTTGACTTAAAAGGGTTCCTGGTCAATACAGTTCATGATTCCGTAATTGCGGAGATACCGCCGGAGGAAGAAAATGTGTTTCGCGAAATCTGTGAGTACTGTTTTACTAGTCTGGTGTTCAATTTCCTTCACAGGGTGTATCGGGTTCGCTTTACTGTGCCTTTGGGCGCAGAGACGAAAGTCGGCACCCACTGGTCGCAGGGCGAAGAGAGAAAGTACGATCTCGACCCAGACATCTATTTCAAGGCCGCTTGAAGGGGATGTTTCTGGCACCCAAGGATGGGTGCGGACGAATACTTTCGACAAGCAGCTTGATGGTGCAGTACAAAGAGCTAATGATTCCGTCCACAGTAAAATCCATAAAGATGGATCAAGTTGCTTCAGAGTGTTCTACCGCGTAGCTTGCGAGGAATGTGGCTATCCGCCTACTGAGGCTCGTTTCACAGATTGGACGGACTACAGTGAGCATTGGGAAAGGTATGAATGAAGTGCAAGCAATGTGGAGGTAAGACTTTCATAGTGAAAATGTGGGGCTATTTGTGCTCAAAATGCCAATTATTTTACCCCTACTCAAAAGAATACCCTCGTGAGTGAGAAATGTCCCTGGTGCCAGCAACCGATAAAGGATCTTAGCGATAATCCCGAATTTGTAAATCATAATCCAAACGCATTGAACTTTGCGAAAGAAGAGCTGTCTAAAGAATATTGGAGAGAATGTACAAAATGTGGTGATGAAGTTCGGGCAGATTGGCATTGGTGTAAGAACTGCGGAGAATACCAATAAAAGTAAAAAAAGTAGATCTGGTACTAGTCGAGTGGGAGGATGCCTGGGGAAGTAGTGGTTGGAGTTCCCCGGAGCAAGCAAATAATTCTCATAAACCTTTAGGAGTAACATCAGTAGGGTTCGTAATTAAAGCAGATAAAACTGGCATTTCTATAGCTCAAGGTTTCGATAAAAATAATAATCCAACGGGGCAACATTTCATTCCCCAGAAGATAATTAAAACAATAAGAAAGGTAAAATATTAAAGCACAGCAAGGCTGTGTAGACTTTTCTCAATAAAAACAATAAGGTAGATTCGAAAAGTATGGTATCTGGGGTAATCCAACGAGTTAACGACAAGCAGTGGAATGGCAAGACTTTCTATAGTTTTGCTTTGAGTGGCCAGGATGGCTGGTACAATACGGGGATGAAACGTCCTCCCGCTATTGGTACCTCTGTTCGATTCAACGATAAGACCAATAATAAGGGGTATAAAGAAGTCGATGGAAGCATCGAAATCCTTCAAGACCAGGCAGCAGGGGCTGCACCCTCAGTGGGGGCCGTTGCCGCGAAGGCTGCAAGCGGCGGAACAGCAAATAGTGGAGCTTACTGGGATCGTAAGGAAGCTCGTGACATTACAAATGACGCCGCTCGGGAACTCGGAGCGAGCCGAAATACTGCGATCGCTATCATCGATCTCGCTCTAAAGAATGAGGTGATCAAGCTTCCTGCAGCAGCTAAGCGAGAGGAATTTCTCTGGACTCTACTTGACAAATATACTAATCGACTTATGGGCAAAGGAAGTACTGAAGGCAATGCAGAGGACAGCCCGCAAAGTGCATCGAATCAACAAGAACCAAGCACTACAGACCCACAATCGGACGACTGGAGCTAATAAAAAGAAATGAGTAAGGCAAATGCGCAGGGCGCTATTGTAGATCAGATCCTTGCCGAACGGGACTATCAGGATCAGAAATGGGGTACCGATTTTGATAATCGCAATACTGTCAATGATTGGGCTACCTATACTAACCTATATCTCGGCCGGGCCACTTCTATGGGAGCCACCAAAGAGACGCAGCGACTAGGCATTCTGAAGGCTGCTGCAATTCTCGTGGCAGCCCTTGAGACTTTTGATCGTAACGATGGCTTTGCGAACCGTCACTACGATGTGGCTGCGTAATGTTCAAAACTACGATTGATTCGATTATTTCGGATATCAGCGGGAAGGTGGGAAAGCTTCGGGAACTGGCGGAACAGCACAACGGCAAGGCTGAGGGTCATGTAAAAAGTGCTGCTGACCATACGAGCCTAGCAGTCCACTATACTGAACAACGAGACCGTGCTACTCGTATTGCAATCAAATTTGAAGAACTTTTGAAGTAAGGATATAAAAAGAAATTGAAGACTCCTATTATCTATTCTGTTGATGTAAATTCTGACGGCTCAAAGGTGCCTGTTTTCGCTCAGGGCGACTATGATGTTTTTGTGGGTGCCCTGGAGGAAGACAAGCTACCGATGTATGTGGTGATTAACCGCAATACAGGAGTAGTCGAATTCACTTGTGAAGTGACTATGGGCTATTTGACTTGGTTGGATAGCATCACTGAGGCTATGGATCAGCGTACTCGACGGCAGGCAATTCAGTCAAATGCGGACACAGGACAGATTCCCTTGAACTTCTCATTTAAGAACTAAAAGGATTGGAGTGTAGTTCAGTTGGTAGAACGCGGACCTGTTAAGTCCGTAGTCGCAGGTTCGATCCCTGCCCCTCCAGCCACTTCCTGCCTAAGCACGGGCTAAGAGCAGCGGGCTAGCCTCACGATACGAGGCCCTTTGAGAAACTATGCTAGAACAAATACAGAATAAGCATATTCTAATCGACGGCGATATAATTAAATACCGCTGCGCAGCTAGCGCGGAGAAAACAAAATACGTAGTCGAAACTCCCCAAGATTGGTATAAATTCGAGACTGCCAGAGAGGCAAAAGTATTCGAAAAAGAAGAAGTAACTAAGGGATATACAGTATTCATTTGGTCCCGTAAAGAGGTACAACCCCTTGAATTCGCACTACAGGCGTGTAAAACGACCATCGAGTCACTTCTTGCTAAGCTTAGTCCTTCAAAGGTATCGATCTACCTTAGCCCGGATCGCACCTTTCGACACGATCTCGCGAGAACAAAGCCCTACAAAGGAAACAGAGTCCAGCCCAAACCCAAATACCTCAAAGAAGTAGAGAACTATCTTGTCAAACAATACGGGGCAACCTTTGGATCTAATATCGAAGCTGATGACGAGATTGGTATTGCTATTTCCAAAGATCCTGAAGGAACCGTATCAATCTCTATCGACAAAGACCTCCTGCAAATACCAGGATGGCACTACAATTGGGTTAACGATACAGTTCAGCGAGTATCTCCCAGAGAGGGAGACTTTAACTTCTATACTCAAATGCTCACAGGAGATGTTACGGACAATATTCCGGGCATTGCAGGACTTGGCCCTAAAGGAGCGGCACGCATTATCGACGGAGCTAAATCATCGGCTGACCTCTGTTCACGAGTCTGGAGCGTATATCGAGGTGAGTTTACGGATGCCCAAAAGGCTCGTAATTACTTCTTTGAGCAAGCCGAACTTCTCTGGATCTTACGAGAACAAGAAAGATTTGGGGGGAAATTCAAAGGGTATCACCCACCCATTACCCTCAAGTAAATTTGAAGGGCCGTGCGAGTGCTGGGCATTTGGCAAAGAACAGTGCTGGGTTCATAAATATGAGTTACATACAGGAGACACCGACCATTAAGTACTACTTAGCTGGCCCTATGACGGGCTACCCTGAATTCAATATTCCCGCCTTCAGGGCGGCGAAGCTTAATCTTGAAGCCCAAGGCTTCGAAATTGAGCTTCCTTACGATATCGATAATACAGCGGAGAACTGGACCTGGGGGCAGTATCTTGCAGAAGATATCAAGCTCATTTGTGATCAATGTCAAGGTATCATATTGCTCCCGGAGTGGGAGCGAAGTCGAGGGGCGAAACTCGAGATTGCTTGCGGACTTATGCAATCACTTAAGTTCCCTAACTTCGAGTTCCGATTCTACAGTAACGGGAAAGCTAGCGATCCAGTCCATCGAGACAGAATTGCCATAGCCTGGTACTGGAACTGGGAGACTTATAGCAAGGAGGTCCAAGCAGCCTAATGCCTAGGAATTGGTCGTGGGGTAAAAAAAGAGAATCAGGCTACAGGAGCACAGCCGAAGAGGTCCTTGCAGAAAACTTAATTAATTCTGGTATTGGCTTCAAATACGAGAGCTTAAAGCTCAACTACGAAAAGCCAGTAAGGAAGGGAAAGTGTAAGGATTGTGACGGAAAGAAAGTAGTTAAAGTAGCTACTTATACGCCAGACTTCGTTTTAGATAATGGGATAATAATTGAGTATAAAGGCAGGCTTACTGCCAGTGACCGCAGCAAGCTCATTGCTGTTAAAAAAACTAATCCAGAAATTCACCTTAGACTCTTATTTGGATCGGACAATAAACTTGCAAAGAACAACAATAAACGATACAGCCAGTGGGCAGCAGAACACGGATTTGACTACGCTATCGGAACACCTCCGAGGCGCTGGCTTCGAAAACCTAGCCCGGCAATGTGAAACTACGGGATATATAGGTACCTTCGGTCCATGGATCATTGATCCAACAACAGGAAAGGTACCTCCCGTATCTTATCCTGACAATAATCCTAAGACTGCTTTCGGAGCTAAGAAGCTTCCGCTAGAACTAGTACCACCGAGTGCGGTAGCGGCTCTAGCCGAGGCTTTTGCAGACGGAGCTAAGAAGTATGGACCTTACAACTGGCGTGAAAAGTCTATTAGTTCTAGTATTTATTACGGGGCTGCTCTGCGGCATATTCAGTCCTGGTGGGACGGAGAAGACTTGGCAGAAGACTCTGGT